ATGGCTACAAAGGCGAGAGTTTACAGCTACTTGCGCTTCAGTGATCCCAAGCAGGCGGCCGGCAGCAGTGCCGACCGCCAGCTCGAGTACGCTCGCCGCTGGGCTTCCGAGCATGGAATGACCTTGGATTCGGCCCTCTCCATGCAGGACGAGGGCCTTTCCGCCTACCACCAGCGCCACGTGAAGAGAGGTGCGCTCGGGGTGTTCCTCGCGGCCATCGATGAGGGTCGGATCCCCTCGGGGTCGGTGCTGATCGTGGAGGGCCTGGACCGCCTCAGCCGCGCCGAGCCCATTCAGGCGCAGGCCCAGTTGGCGCAAATCATCAATGCTGGCATCACCGTGGTGACCGCCAGCGATGGCCGCGAGTACAACAGGGCCGGGCTCAAGGCCCAGCCCATGGATCTCGTCTACAGCCTCCTGGTGATGATCCGGGCCCATGAGGAGTCCGATACCAAGAGCAAGCGCGTGCGCGCCGCAATCCACCGGCAATGTCAGGGCTGGATCGCCGGCACCTGGCGCGGGGTCATCCGGAACGGGCGTGACCCGCACTGGCTGGAACTGACCAAGCCCGGTGAGTTCAAGCTGGTGCCGGAGCGAGCCGAGGCTGTCCGGCTGGCCGTCCGCATGTTCCGCGAGGGGAATGGCGCGGTCACCATCATGCGCGCCCTCGAGGAGCAGCGACTGCAGATCACCAACGGGGGCAACCCCGCCGGCCAGCTCTACAAGATCGTCCGCAACCGGGCGCTGGTGGGCGAGAAGGTGCTCGAGGTGGAGGGGCAGGAGTACCGGCTGCCGGGCTACTACCCGCCCCTGCTGACGGCAGAAGAGTTTGCCGACCTGCAGCACGTCGCCGGCCAGCGCATCCGCCGCAAGGGCACCAGCGAGATCCCCAGCCTGATCGCCGGCATGCGTGTCACCTACTGCGGGTACTGTGGCTCGGCCATGGTTGCGCAAAACCTGATGAATCGCGGTCGTCGGGCGGATGGCCAACCGCAGCATGGGCACCGCCGGATGATCTGCGTCGGAAACTCCCAAGGCTCGGGCTGCGCGGTTTCCGGGAGCTGCAGCGTGGTACCGATCGAGCACGCGCTTATGACTTTCTGCGCCGACCAGATGAACCTGACCCGGCTCCACGAGGGGGGCAATCGGGAGGCCAGCATCAGTGGCCAGCTCGCTGTGGCCCGCGCGGCCGTCGCCGACACCACCGCCAAGATCGAAAAAGTAACCGATGCCCTGCTTTCGGCGGCCGCCGGCCAGGCCCCGGCTGCTTTCATGCGCCGTGCCCGCGAGCTGGAAGAGACGCTGGCCGGCCAGCAGGCCGAGGTGGACGCGCTCGAGCACGAGCTGGCCAGCGCTGCCGCCACGCCGCCGCCCGCGCTGGCACAGGCCTGGGCCGAGCTGGTGGAAGGCGTGCGTGCGCTCGACTATGACGCGCGTATCAAGGCTCGCCAGATGGTCGCGGATACATTCGAGCGAATCGCCATCTACCACCGCGGCATTGAGCCCGTCCAAACCCGGTCATGGAAGGGAACCATCGATCTGGTGCTGGTGGCCAAGCGCGGCAGCACTCGGGTGCTGCACGTTGACCGGCAGACCGGCGAATGGCGCGCCGGCGAGGAGCTGACCACTGAGGCGCTGCCAGCGCCGCTGTAGCGGAACGATTCGACACGCCGGCCGTGCCCGGCGATCATTCGCTCCTGACATCAGGAGGATCGTCATGTTCCGCATCATCGCCGCGCTCGCCCTGGCTCTGGCTGCCACCGCTGCGGCTGCCGAAGAACCGAACCCATATGCGCGCTACGCGCAGCCGCAGTGCGCTGCAGGCTTCAAGCCGGTCGGCAAGTCGTGCTTCAAGGTGTGCCCCGACGGCCAGCACGCGCCGGCGGCGAATGTGGATCGCTGTGAAAAAGACGTGCCGCAGTTCGTGAAGCGCGGCTTCTTCGGCGGGTGCCCGACGGGCTACGTCGGGCACCCTGCCGACCCCAGGCAATGCACCCTCCCGATCATCGCCGAAAGAATGCTGCGCCCCAGGCGCTGACTACTCGGCGAAGCGCGCCTCCTCCCGCGCCTTGTCCGCGATCTTCGGGTTCAGCACAACGCCGCCCTCAGCTCGGGAGCTGTAACGCATGCGGGCCTGCAACGAATCGCGGATGGTCGACGTGTTGATAGCCAGCTCTGGCTGAGCCTCGTTGAACGAACGGATCTTGCCCAGCACCTTGGTGACCGTATCGGCGTCCCCTGCCCGCCACGCCATCGCGTAGGCATTCAGCAGCGATGAGCGGCGGTCAAGCAGGCGCTTCTCGTAGTTCTTGGCCGCGTTGATGCCTTCGTACCGCTCGTTGAGGCTCGCAGGCGAGAATCCGGCGAGCTGCAGCAGCGAACCTCCAACCCCAAGATCCTCGATCACCGGGTCGCCGCGCAGGGTGTTGACGCCCTGAGTTGTGTAGCGGACCGACTTCATGCCGTCCTTGACCGCCTTGGGCATCATCGTCTCGACGCCGCGCCAGGTGTGCCCCTCTTGGACCTGTGCCAGGCCACGCAGCGTATTGACCAGCATCCCGCCGAACAATGGGCCGCCGGCCTGCTCGAGCAGGTAGTCGGCCATTTCCTTACCTTCCAGCTCCCGGTTGGGCTCGCGGAACCACAGATCGTTGAGGCTCACGCGGCTGCCGATGCTGGCCGAGGTGAAATAGTCGACCGGCCCCTTTGCCAAGATTCTGGCCGCATCTGCGCCCAAGAGATCGGCAAGGAAGTTGCGGAATGCCACCTCCGAATCGAACGGCTCGTCGTCGTCATCGCCGAACGCAGACGCCGCGGCATCAGCCAGTCCGAACATCACCGAGGTCAGCGGCATGCCCATGAGGCCGGCGAACAGGCCAGTCATGCCCAGCACCCCACCCAGCTTCGTCCGAGCCTCGCGGCGAACCTCGGGCGCCTGGCCCTTGATCGACTGGTACAGGTTCCTCCACAGGAACCACGTCATGTTCAAGCTGTACTGCCGGAACAGCAGCAGCACCTTGGCTGCGTTGCTCTGCATGAAGCGCGCACGGTTGGCGTTGCTGTAGTCGAAATGGCTCTCCGTCACCACATCACCGGCATACTTCACCGCCTCGTTGAACGTCTGGCCACCTTGGCGCGCAAGGCGGAACGCCGCCAACGCGGTTGCCTCGCGGTTCACCACCTCCGCCTTGTGGAACAACCAGGAGATCACCTGCATGCCCTTGCGTACGGCAGGGTTGAAGGCGCGGGTGTCGGTTTCCGACAGGCCGGCCAGGTTGTGTGCCTGGGACTTGTCGATCGCGCCCGACGTGCGCCAGACGTGATACGCCGCACGTTCTTCCGCATTGAGGTTGCCGGTGATGTCGCCCGTCGCGGTGCGCAGCGCAAGGCCCATGCCGGATGACAGGGCCGAGAACGCCTTGCCGACCCCGAAGCGGGCGGCCAGCACCGGGAAGGTAACGATGGCCGTTTGCGACAGGTTGACCAGCGCGGCCGCCGGCGTGGTGCCCAGGTACCAGGCGAAGCCGAGCGAAGTAAGCCCGCTGACCGTCTTGGAATCCTTGGGGTTCATCACCCACTCGTGCCGCTTGTTCATTTCGCTGTAGAGCGCCGCCCCCTTGGCCGCCCGCTCCGGATCACTCTCGGTCAACCGGTCAACGGCTGCCTTCATGTCCATCAAATCGGCGTCCAGCTCATGGGAATGGCGTAGCCGCGCGACCTGGAAGCTGCCGTGGAAGAGGTTTGACGAGAACGACCGCAGGGCGTCAGCGCTGTAGCCGGCCGTGCCCTTGCGGTGGATCTGGTGCTTTCGCACCGACAGCTCCGGCAGCGTGCGCAGGTAGAGCTGGTACACGTCGTCACGTGTGTTCTCGTCAATGCCGGCGTTGGCCAGCAGCTCCTGCAGGTCGGCCATGAAACCGCCGCTGGCACCGGCCAAACTGCGGGCCTCATCGAGCTTGCGGCCTGCCTTCTTCACGGTGAAGCCGCGCGCGGGCAGCTCCCGCTGTGCTTCCCGCCACTGCTCAACCTTCTCGTACATCAGGAAGGCGGGCTCGCCAGCGGCGTCGGTGGCGGAGATCCAGAACTGACCGAAGCGCTGCAACGGGAAGTAGGGCCCATTCAAACGCGCGGACTCGAACTGCTGTCGAATCTGGCTCACCATCGTCGCCTTGGACTTCCGGTCGGCCTGCAGTGCTTCGATGCGGTCGATCAGGGCCTGTTCCATCTGTTCCGATTGGCGGACGTAGGCGTGCTTGGCTGTGCGATAGAGCTGCTGACCGGCGGCCGGCAGTGCCAGGAAGCGCCGGACCAGCTCAGGGTAGACCGCCTTTCGAGCCTGTTCCTGTGCAAGCAATTCATCCAGTGCCTGCAACTCAGCCTCAAGACGGCCTACGGCCTCCGACGATCGCGCCTGGCGCATGTCCTCTGCCACCGAGGCCTTGCGGCGTTCGATGCTGGCGGGGGTGACGATCTCGTCGGGACCGCGGCGGGTGGCACCGGTACGCAACGGCACATAGTCCTGAGAAGGATCGACCCCCTCGATGGTGGTGTCGTGCATCAGGTTCGCGGTCGCATCAGCCCCGGCGCGATCCTTGCGCTGGAACTTCTCCCAGGAATCGGCGATGCCTGCGGCCTCCTCCTGCATGATGTTGCGGTCGGTCGCCATCTGCTGCACGCGGTCCGCGTAGGCCGACACCTGCTGCAGGTGCAGGTCGTTGCCCAACTCGGCCAGATGCCGCAAGGTCAGCGCGCCAAGCCAGGCCGGCCGAGTGTTCTCGCGCAGATTCTCGGGCTTCAGGCCTCGGAACATCGCCTTCAGTTTGTCCGCGACACGGCTCGACGGCCCACCCAACGCCGCGTCCACGGCCGCAACAGTGGCCTCCGGATCGGGCTTCGAATAGCGCATGTCGGCGTTACGCGAATTGAACGCGCCGGTGTTGGCCGTGGCCGACTTCACCTGACCAGGCTCGAACGCGATCCACTGCCCAATTTCGGCGAGGTGAATACCGTCGTGCCCCTCAGCCTTGAGGGCCGAGCGAAGCGCCCTCGCCTCCTCGAAGGAATCGACCGCAAGGAACTGCTCGAGGGTCATGGCCTTGGGATTCTGCAGCGACAGGTAGGCATCGATCACCCGCTCATCAGCAGGAACCCCGTCTGCCGCCTTCTCGGCGTACCGCTTCGCCTTCGCCTTGCTTTCATCGAAGAAGAAGCCCAGCGGCGCCGTCATGTGCCCGGTTGAACGGCCCAGCCTTGCCGGTTCGAACGACCAGAACTCCTCGCCGGTACCGTGGTACACGACCTTGGGATCGCCGCTGGCATCGACCACTTGGGACCGACCGAACCAGTCCCTGAATTCGGGGCTGCGGACTTGATCGGGTCTTGACATAACCCAACCGGGGCGATCCACGGAATTGACCGCATCCCGCAACTGCGATAGGGTCAGCGCCGTGAGCCCCGTTGTGGGCCGTGACGCGCCTTGGATGTGACCGGGTTCGCGCACGGCTTCTGCGGGGCTTACGTTTTCCAGAACATCCGATTGCTGCAGGTCGTAGGCGAACTTCCCGTTGCGCTGCTCCTGCACCACCACGCGGGCCACACGCAGGTCACCGCCGATCCGGACCGGTGCGTAGAAGTCGTGATACGCAACCACCGAATCGCCAGACGGGTTCACCGCAGACGTGTCCGCGTTCGGGCGTGACCGCCCCAGTACCGCCGCCTTCGTGATCTGCGGCAGCGCCGGCACCAGCAGCAGCTTCTCGGGCCGGAAGCTCACCAGCTCATTGATCGAGCGTCGGGTAAGGCCGATGTCCCAGCCCTTGTCGTCGTTGTGCATCACCGTGCCGGCATCGCGCATGCGCACCAGGTAGTCGCGAGCCACGCGACGGGCCTCCTTCGGCGGCAGGTCCGGCGAAATGTCGCCCACCGTGACATCGACTACCGGGATGGACTGGTTGGGGTCGCCGGCAGTACGGGAGAAGGCCAGGCCGGCACCTGTATTGCTTGCGCGTGGGCGCGCTCCGCCTCGGACGTAGCGCGATGCCGCGACCAAGTGCTGCCTCAGCTCCGCTTCGCTCAACTGCAGCGTGAACCCGAGCTGCCGCAGGAAGTTGCGCACCGCCGTGATGGCTCGATCGATCACGCTGTTGCGCACGCCCTTTTCGGCCATCACAGCCACGGCCTCGCGGATGCCGATTTCCCGATTCGCGCCACGGTAGCGGCGGTCGATCTCAGCAAACAGGGCGGCGTGCTTTCCTCCGGCCCGCATGCGGTCGATCGTCCGCGCAATGTCCGCCCACGTGCGGTCGCCGGTGATGGCTTCGATACCGAAATGCCCCACCGCCTCATGCGACAGCACCTGCAGGGCGCGCTGCGGGCTGCTCAGGTTGTTGGCCACCAGGTAGACGGTCCCGGTCGAGTCGTCGTAGAACCCCTCTGCGCTCACGTACTCAGGGTCGCTCTTTGCCCGCGCTGGCAGATCGGCATGGCTTTCCAGCACCACCACTGCCGGCGCCTCGCTGCCCCACTTCGCAGTAACTGTGCTGATCGCCTTCTTGGCCTGGGTTGCCGAAATGCCACGGGTGGCGACCTCAGCCGGTCGTGACAGCTTCACGGCCTCAGCCGGTGCCGTCTTCTTGTCCACCAGCACCGGGGATTCGAAGGTGCGCGGCTCGTACAACGGCATGCCCTGGCCGTCGGTCGCCTCCGCGTACGGAATGGCCACCTCGCCGCGTGCGTCGCGGCCAACCACGAACCAGCCGTCAGCGGTCCACCGGTGGCCGGTCACCTCGAACGTCTTGCCGTTCCAAACCACCTCGGTCTCGACGGGCGCGCCGCTGCGGAGCCATGCCGGCGGTGGAACCGGATTGGCCTGAATGTCGCGCTCAAGCTCCACAAGCGCCTTCTCGGCCGCCTTGAGCTGGTCGCCCATGTGGAACGGCTCCGTCGTGGCCTTGCGCAACCGCTCCGCCGTCGCGCGATCCTCGGCGATGCCTTCGACAAGCTCCCGCACTTCGACAGGGTAGCGGCGCAGCGCTGCCTCCAGGCTCGCCACGGTGGGCTGGTTCGACGTGATCTCGACGCCGCGCACATCCAGCACCAGGTGCGGCACCTCCGCATAGCGGTCCCACAAGGCCCTCACCGGAAACTCGCCGAAGGTGGCCACTCGCTCCGGGCCATCACCAACGCGCATGTTGGCCGAGATCCACTTCCCGATCGCCTCGCTCGCCTCTTTCCGGTCGGCATGGGCCCTGCCGTCAACGTCCATGGAGAAGCCCTTGCCGGCATTCATCGCCACCAAGGTGTCCACGGCGTCGACCGCGCCGGCCTTCTCGATCTTCGAAAGCACTACCTCATTGCGGTCCGCACGGTTACTGATCGAGCGAATCTTGGATTGCGAATCAGCAATGCCGCGGCTGTGCAGGCGCTCCCTCGACTGCAGGCCTTCGATCTTCTTGCGGAGCTTTTCTCGGATCAGGATGCGCGGATCGCCAGCCGCCTCCGCAAAGGTCTGCAGGATGTCGCTCTGCTCCTCCGCTGCCGCCTCTCCCTCGATTACTCGCTCATCGCCCTTGGAGCGCAGGAACGCCTTGATGAAGCGATCCTTCACCGCGAGCACCTGCCAGCGGCGGCCATCGAGTCGGTCCGTCAGGTAGCGATACTCGAGCACCGTGTTCCACTGGTTGCCCTGTCGATGACCGCGCCCGTTGCGCTGCTCGAGGTCGCCTGGCATCCACGGTGCGTCCAGATGGTGCATGGCGCGCAGATTGCGCTGCATGTTGACGCCGACACCCAGCGACGCGGTGCTACCAATGACCACACGGATTTCCGACCGGTTCATGCGGTCGGCAACTTCCTTGCGCTTTTCCTTGCTGGTCGACCCATCCACCAGGGCAATCTGGTCGCGCGGGATGCCCTGCTCGACCAGACGAGCCACCACGTCCTGGATCGTGGAGAACACCTTGTAGCGCTGGTCCATGCGCGCCCCCACCGGCCCCACCTTGCGGGTGGCGGTGGTGGAGATCCCCAGCTCGGTGAAGATGACCTGATTCGCTTCCGGATGGCTGCGGTAGAGATCCGCGACGTTGCGCACCAAGCGGCTGGCCTTGCTGTTCGAGTCGTCCTCCGTGCGGCCCTCGCGGCCGGCCAGCTTCTCGCCGTCCAGCAGGCGCACGTCCAGACTTGCCTTGTTCGCCAGCCCTTCGGTGATGATGGGCGACTCGGGCAAACCGGCAAGCATGGCCTCTTTTCGAGCCTTGCTGGTCATGCCTCGCCAGGAGCGGGCATACCCCTGGATGCGCTCGAAAGCAGCCTTTTGCGGCGCCGTCAGGTCTGCCGTCTCGACAACCACCTTCTTGTACGGCCGATCCTTTGCGCCCTCCGTGCGCCCGTTCAGCAGCTCGGCGCTCTCGGCCTCGGTGAGCGTCTTGTCGCCCAGTCGCTTGCCCGATGCCGTGCGACGCGGCCGCATTTCCGGCATGTCATCGGCGAACACCACGTCCATGTACTGCCCGACCATCCGACGCAGTTCCGGCACGTTGATGAAGGCGGCCAGGCGGGTGACCGCTTCGTACTCGGCCGCCGCGTTCAGCTCGACATCCTGCACTTCGCGCGCGAACGATCCGAACCAGCCGTCCCATTGGTCGACGCCGACCGCCTCCATCTCCTCCGCCATCACGTACCGCATCTGGTGGAACACCTCGGTCATGGTGTTGGTGACCGGGGTGCCCGTGAACAGGTGCACGTTGTTGCCGTTGTTGTTGGTGCGAACGTAGCGCGTGAGGAAGTTCAATCCGATCGACTGCGCTGAGGATTGGGTCTGCAGGCCCTTCATGCGCATCTTGGTGGTGAACGGCGGCTTCTTGAACTCGTGGGCCTCGTCCACCAGCACCATGTCGATCCCCAGTTCCTCGAACGGGATCGCGCCGGGCCGCGACGCGCGGTCGGCTTGGATCTGGATCGAGTTCAGGATGCGGTTGCGGATCTTCACCAGCTCCTTCGCCGTCGGCGAGCGAAGCTTTTTCAGCTCATCCTCGTCCGCCAGCATTTCGGGCGTGAGCTTCGTTCCATCATCGCTGGCGGCCTCGTGCGCGGCCTCCTCGAGCTGGGCGATCTCTTCCGCTGCCAATCCCATCAGCGTGTCCTTCTGGAACGTCAGGCGATCCATCAGGGAATGAGGCAGCACCACGGCATCCCAATCGTCGTTGGCGATCTGGCGCAGCTTCACATCGACGGTCGCCGGCGACAGGTTGTCCACATAGAGAACCTTCGCAGCCGGGTACATCATCTGGATCTCGGCAGCCACGCTGGCGCTGTTGGCGTTGTGCGCCAGCAGCAAGGGCTTCTTGGCAATGCCGTAGCGCCGCGATTCCACGGCAATACCGCCCATGGTGAACGTCTTGCCGGTACCCACCTCATGGGCGTTGATGGACTTGCGCATCACCAGGCCTCGCCAGATGGCGTTCCGCTGGTGGTCGCGCAGATCGAACGGGCCGCTGCCCAACGACAGCGCCATACCTTCGAAGCTCAGGAAGGAGCCGTCGAACTTGGGCGTCGCGTAGGCGTTGCGGACCTCGTTGTACTCTCGTTCCACCGCGACCTTGCGTTCGGCGTCACTCCACAGCCATTCGGCGAAGCGACCGCGGATGTTGGCGATCTTCTCCGTCACCTCCTTCGTTGCGTCGACATCCACACCTCCGCCGTCCCTGGCAGGGCGATGCAGCGTGATGGTCTGATTCGAGATCGCCGCATTCATCAGGCGCTGGAATGGCACCTTGTCGGTTCCGAAGTTGGTCCGGGCTTCCGCCCTCCCCTTCATTGAATCGGGAATTCGGACCCGCCAACGACCGGCCGAGAAGGACACTTCAACGCCCTGTGCACTCTCGGTACCGAGCATGTGCGCGATGTAGTCGCGGTAGGCATCTACCGGCACCCAGGTGGCGCCGAGCTGCGTCTCGATCTTGTAGTAGGGAATGTCGGCAGGCACTACTTCCTTCAGCGCGTCCACGTTGCGCTGAATGTGTCCCATGCCCTCCGCTACGGCTGCCTGCGCCTGCCGCAGCTTCTCGCGGACATTACCCGACAGGTAGATGTCCGAAGGCACGATGTCACCGCCAGGAAGCTCGAACACGGCCCCCTGCTCGATCAGCTCGGCCTTGACCTCGGCCTCGGGGCGGCGGGCGATCTCGGCGATTTCGGCGGCGCTGGGGTTGATCGACCGATTGCGGGCCAGCACAAAGGCATCCGCCACGCTGGGGTTCTCAATGCGGCGAGCGCCGCGCGTGGTGCTTTCCGTCAGGATCCGGGCGGGCCGGAAGCCCTGCGTCCGACCATCCGGAACCTCGAGCGCCGCCAGCGCCGGGTAGAACGGATCGTCCACCTTCCGCAGGTACTGCAGCCCGTAGCTCGCTCCAAGGCGTCCATGCTCCTGCACGAAGCCATCGTAGAGGGCCCGAAGGGCCGTGCGCGCCTGCTCTGCGTCGGTACCGCTCCGCTCTGCCTCGATCAGGGCCGCGTACTGCTGCCGCATGTCGATCAGGCTCGAGAGCTGGCGCTCGCGCGCGGCCGTCTTGGCCGGATCCTTGACGGCGTAGGCAATCACTTCGCTGGCCGGCGCCAGGTGCTCGCCGCGCACGATGAAGAATCCCTTTTCCGTCTTGGTCAGGGCGTTCTCGCGATCGGCCGTGTGGTTGGTGATGTAGCTGACCTGCGCCGGGCGCGCATCCTTCTGGTACGCCCCCTTCGGCACAAGACGGGCGATGCGCTGCAGCTCGGCGCCCATGTCGGCCGGCCGGCGCACCAGCATCCCAGGCCGAGCACCGTTGGCGCCCTGCCCGTGGTCGATCTGCCCCACCACGTGGTCCGGATTGGCGTGGAAGTATTCGTTGACCAGCACCGGCTCGCCGGCCGGGGTCATCAGCTCCTTCGACTCAATCCATCCGGCGTCCATCGCCTGCGCCAACGGCACGTCGCGCTTGCGCAGAATCAGGATGTCCGTGACCACCTGCGTGCCGGCATATTCCTCGAACGCTCCGGACGGCAGGCGGAATGCGGCCACCAGCTCGCCCTTCTTGGCCAGCTCTGCGCGGACGCCGAACCCCTTTTTGTCCATGGTGCCGGCGGACGTGATCCCCACCACGAGGCCACCCGGCCGGGTTTGGTCAAGGGCCTTCAAGAAGAAGTAATCATGCAGGTGCGGGTTCAGGCGCTGGTAACGCCGGTCCGCAATCACTGTGTTCTCGAACGGCCAGTTTCCGACCACCAGGTCGTAGAAGTTGTCGGGGGACTTCGACTCCTGGTACGGCATCACCCGCACGTTGGCGCCTGGGTACAGCAGTTTGGCCATGCCGCCCGTGGCCTGGTCCAGCTCAATGCCGGCGAGCTGGCTGCGCCGCTGCAGTGCCTGCGGCATCAGCCCGAAGAAGTTGCCGATGCCCATTGCCGGCTCAAGCACGCGGCCGCCTTGGAAGCCCATGGTCTTCACCATGTCCCACATGGCGGCGACCGTCGGCGGGTCCGTGTAGTGAGCATTCGTGATCGAGCGCTGCGCGCTCTCCCATGCTTCACGGCCAAGGTTCTCCCTCAGCCACGCGTCGCGCTGTTCCCATCCGGCCTTCGGACGAGGGCGCTCCCACGTGCCTTGGAACAGTTCCTGGCCGAAGGAGCCCCAGCCGGTGTAGCCAGCAAGGACAGCCTGCTCCACAATCGTGGGCTCTCGCCCCACGGCAGACAGCTCATTGAACAGCTCGATCGCGGCCTGGCTCTTTTTGAAGCGAGCCACCGGACCACCACCAGCGATTGCTGTCGGATCCGCGATGTGGAAGTTCCCCGGCCCGGGATTGGCCGGGCTGACTTCCGCCGGCGACTTCGCTACGCCGCGGCGCTGGGATCCAGCATCAGGTTGTTCCGCTCGGCCTGCTCGCGCGCGTCGGTCACCGGTAGCCCGGCTGCCATCAGCTCGTCCTGCTCCGTCCACATTCTCTGCTGCAGCACGTACGCCAGTGCGTCGGCCATCCCCTCGCGCTGCAGGCTCGCCAGCAGTTCCGGGTTGGTTTCCTTCCACGTTGCCAGAATCCGCCGATGCAGCTCCTGGTTGTGCATCACGTCCTCGTCGGCCTGCAGGCGCTTGTGCTCCTGCTTGATCTGCCGCACCCAGTTCGGGTCCAGTCGGTTGCTCATCAGCATTCCCCTGCTCGGTGTACTCGGTCTGTGCCGCAGCAGCGGCGATTGCGTCCACGTCGGCCGATTCAACGGCGGCCGCACTGTCCATCCCTTCGAAATCGGTTGCGCGCGGGTCAAACCTGACTCCCATGTACCAGCTTTTCAGGTATGGACGCACGCCCTCGCCAAGGTCGGCCAGCATCGCCTGGGCGTACGCCGCAAAGGTTCTGGCGCCCTTCTCGATATGGTACCCGGCCAGCGTGATGCCCGCCTGCAGGATCTCAGGATCGATCCCGGAGTTGAGTTGGCTCAGCTTGGAACGAAGAGTCGCACGCGCCCTCTCGGCCGCATCTTCCGTGAAAATGGTGTTCGCGCTTGCCTCGGGAGCGCGCGGGGCCTTCTTGGCCTTCTTCTCCGGCTTGCCCGTCGGCGCGGCGTCGCCACCGGGCTTCACCGCAACCCGACCGGGAACGATGCGAATTGCACCGTTCTCGAGGCGGACCTGCAGCGTGCCCTGCTCGTTGTCGATCTCCATCACCTCCGCAGCCAGGGTCTCATCGCCGGAGCGGAACTTCACGGTGTCACCGGCGCCGATGCCCTCCTCTGCGATGGCTTCGAGGTTCTCCGCGAACTCCTGGTCGATCTTGCGATGGATTTCCGTGCGCGCAGTGCCGTCGCCCTTGCTGGTCGGCTGGGCACCCCGGCCCTCGTTGCCGGCCGTCGGCGTTTGGCTCTTGGTCGCGGTGTCCGGGGCCTCCTTCAGCACCCCCACATAGCCGCCGAAGTGCTTGCGCACCTCATATTTGGCCGGATCGAGCCCACGCCGCTTGATCTCACGCTCCACCACCTCGGGCTTGGAAAAGCCCTCTTCCTTGGTGTTGCGGGCTCCACGGCGGGTGATCGTTTTCGCACCCGCGTTGTAGGTGGCCACCTGCTCATCGCTGGCGATGTTGTCCCGGTGCAGGCGCGTTACGCCCTGCTTGGTCATACGCGGCTTTCCGCTGGCGTCGTACGTCGGCAGCAGTACGCGGGAACCTTCCAGATCCTTCTTGCGCACCTTGAAGGCTTCGCCGTGCACGTTGCGCACGGTGGTCAGCTCAGACGCCTTTGCGCCCATGACGCGATCCACCTCGCGGGTGTCGATCGCGGCGCGACCAGGTGCCGCTTGTTGAACCTGCTGGGCAGCAGCGGGCACGGTCGTCTTGCTCGGATCCTTCACCCAGCGGCGGAACTCCTCCTGCGACATCTGCGTGATACCACCCAGGCCTTGCCAGCCCGGCTCGTAGTTGCGCAGATACGTCTGTCGGGCGTCCGCTTCCGACGGCGCTCCCATGACCACCTTGTGTTCATCGAAGGAGCCATCCTTGTTCACTTGGTCCACCACGAAGACGGGCAGGCTCTGGTCCTCTGCCCGGTCCGTCATGAACACGTCCACGTGGTCCTTGTCGGCCCCCTTGGAACCCTTGAAATACCCGTAGTGGTCCTGCAACGGCGGCCACTCAGGGCGGCGGCTGGTGCCGGCCGGATTCTCGATCGACACATCCAGACCAGCCACACGCGCATGGCCCTTCTTGTAGTTGCCGGCCTCCTTCTGCGCCTCGGTCGGCTCGGGACGCGCGTTCGCCGGGCTCGTCGCAGCCTCTGCTGCGGCGGCCTGGACGGCCGACGGCACACTCAGGGGCTCAGTCGCCGGCCGCTCAACTGCCGCGGCGGCGGTGGCGCTGGGGTTGATCTCTGCGCCAGAAACAGACTGCGGAACAGCGACACCTTCGACTGGAACCCCGCCAGCGTCCACAGTGCTGCGCGCCAGGTCGCCTCGCCCGGCTTCGGATCGTCCGGCAGCTCGTGCATTGGTCTTCGCCTCTTCGTTCAGTGCACGGCGGTCAGCAAACACATCGCTCACCACCTGCTGGGCCTCGGACTGATCTACGCCCATGGCGCGCGCCAGCGTGCTCACGGCCGGCATGCGTCCGTTCGTCTCCATCTGCCGGTGCAGGAAGGAGCGCATTTCGTCAGCACCGGGCCGCTGCAGCACTTCCCCGGTGGACGGATCCACGCCGCGCGGCGCGGACGACAAGCGGCGTGAGGTGCCCTCGATCAATTCACCCTGGCGCGGGGCCACGGGCTCACCCTGCAGTGCGGCCGTCATCGCCTGCACGTCGGCGGCGGCCTGCGCTGCGCCATTGTTCACGGCAACATTCACCGCGCGCGAGAGTGGGCCATTCGAGGCGTCCGGTACCGGGCTTCCATCTGGAAGCGTCGGAGTGGCCACCGGCGCGGCCGCTGGGTGCTGAGCACGTGCCTGATTTACATCCGGCGTCAGGCCGATGTTCTGCCGCTCCTGAGCAAACGCCGCATCAGCCGCGTCGCGCGCATACGCCTGTGTCGCAGTGACCGCCTGCCCGTCGGGATCGACGGTGACCGCCTCCGGCGGCGGCAGCGCCAACGGCGCCTGCTGGGGCACGCTGGACTGCTCCTCCGGCGCGTTCTGCGGCAGCCTGCGGCGGAAGCCGGACGCGGCGCCTGGCACACTGCCGCCCAGCGCACCGGCAGCGACGTTCTCGAGATAGTCGTCATAGGCCTCCGCACCGGTCAGCTTCTGCCGCGCGCCAGCGCGCTCCATCACCGCCTGCACGCCTTCGGTGGCACCTTCGGTGATCGCCCCCTCGACTGCGCCTGTCAGCATGCGACGCCCCATCTGTGGGCTCGCCGAGGCGCCTCGGAACAGTCGGCCCGCGATCAGGCCCTCGGCCGCAGAGTCCACCAGACCGGCCGGAACGCCCCAGGCGATCGCGCGCGCGGCGTCACCGCTGGTCAAAGCCTCGCCGGCCTCTGCGGCATCGTCCGCTCGGCCGGTGTACGCGATGCCGACTTCCTGCCCGACGTTCAACCCGGTGTTGGCGAGGGCGCCCCCGCCGAGCTGCGCAAGGCGCTTCTTCGCCAGTTGCGAGCCCGCCAGCTCCGCCGCCTCGAGGCCGACGCCCTTGGCCAACTGCTGTTCCACAAGATTGCGCACTTCTGCGTTGATGAGCTTCTTGGCGCCGGTCTTGGCGACCAGACCGCCGACCGCACCGACCACCGCGCCGGGCGCAGCACCAACACCGCCTGCAGGAGCACCAGCAGCACCACCTGCAGCAGCACCGGCCGCAGAGACGGCCAGGCTTTGAAGGGCCTGGCCACCGAAGTTGCCCAGCGTATCGCCCGCCCACTCGCCGAAAGAAGCATCCCCCGAAATCGAGCCCTTGAACGAGGAGTTGTTCTGCAGTGGCTCGACCTCTTCGCGCTGCACACGCTGGTAGTTCTCCAACCCCCAGTCGCGCAGGCCGTCGGCGCCAACCAAACCGCCGGTGGCGGCTGCTGCGCCGTACAGCAGGCTTTTCGTCTCCGGCAGGCTGCGCTTGAAGCCACGCAGGGCGGCTTCGCCAAACCCGGCTGCCTTCGGCTCGGTCGCCGCCGCGCCGCTCAGCCGGCGAGGCTGAGCATATTCGGCATAGGGGTTGCTCGCCGCGCCCTCTGGTGCCGCATGTTGAACGTACTGATCGTAAGGGTTCTTGTCCTGCGACATCGATTATTTCCCCAGGTAACGGGCCGCTGCGCCAGCGCCGAACGTGGCGTCGAACTGGGCGCGCGTGCCGGGATTGGCTCGCAACTGGGCAATGGCCGCCTCCGGCGGCGTAGGTCCGCCTTGTGGAACCTGATTGCCGCCGAGGAGTGTAGCAATTTGGGCATCCACGTCGGCCAGCGCCGAAGCCTTCTCCTCGGCACTGAGGCCCAGGGAATCATTGATGCTCTTGCGCTGCTCGCCGAGGAAGTCGAGTCGCACCTTCGGGGTGATGGCCCCGGCAGCGTCGGCCGCTCCCCGGAAGGGCTTTCCATCGGCGCCGGTGATCTGCCGCACGGTGCCGTCATTGGTCAGTCCATAGGCATTTCCATCGGCCCCCGTCAGCATGCGGGCCACCTGCTGGCCCTGCTGGTTGCGTTGCGCAATGTCGGCCGCCAGACCCAGCCCGCGAAGCTGCCGATCAGCGCCAGCCTCGGCGGAGCGCGCGGCAAGGCTCGCACCAGCCAGCCCTTCATCGCTGGCAATCTTGGCCGCATTGTTTGCCATGCTGACCGCGTTGCCCTGCTCCGCCTGGTACTGATCAACCAACGCACGGCGCATGCTCGGGCTGCCGCGTCCCTTGGTCCGCAGGTCCGTGGCCAGCTCGCTCTGCCGCATCGCTGCGCGCCGCTCCGCTTCGCCGGGAATGCCGATCACTGCCCCCACCGCGCCGGTACCGGCGGTCCCGGCGCCGACCACGGGCAGGCTGGCGGGGAGTCCGCCAACGGTGCGCGCGTCGAATGAGCCCAGCGTGTTGCGATTCTCGTTCTGGCCAAGGCGGGCCAGGCTCGCGTTGTCGTACACGTTCTCGCCGTGTTCGCCGATACGCGAGGCAACACCGCCCGGCTGGCCGTCCAGCGTGCGCATACCCGGAACGAGGGCCTTCGGATCCGCCTTGAGGTAGGGGTTCTCCGGCGCCCCAACCGTGCCATCGTTCACGATCACCGTCGGCCCCTGCGGCGAGGCCGCCGCGGCTTGCACTGGGCCTGCCGATGCCGCCGTAGCGGCAGGCGCTGCTGGGCTGCCCGCTGAAACTGCGCCTGCCGCTGGCGCAGTTGCCGCTTCGCCCAACCGGGGCAGCGTGACCCGCAGGTTGAGCGGTTTGCCGGCGTCCGGGTGCTCAGTGCCATTGAATCCGCTCACGGCGTCTCGAGCGAAGCCGCCAAGCGTGCGGCCGGGTGCCAGAGCGGCGTTGGCCAGGCCTTCGGCTGCCCCCAGCCCCGCATTCACCGTCCGTCGGTGCACCTTCTCGGTCTCGTCGGCCCAGGTGCGCAGGCCACGGCCGAACCGCGTTCCGGCCGCCGGCGCCGGCGCAGCAGCGGCCGCCGGCTGCCCGGACGCCGCTTGTAGGGACGGTACCGCGCCGCTGCTCAGTCCCCGGCCTACGCGGTAGTCGGCGCCAGTGAGATTTGCCGTCGCTGCAGGCGTGAAGGTGCTGCTGACCTGCGGATAGGGCTTCTGTTGGTCGTTTGCCATGGCGGTTCCTTTCGTGGTTACGAGGCGTCGGCGATCTCGCCGGAATAGTTGTAGCTGCGGCTGAGGGAGGTGGAATCGCTGGTGCTACCGCTGCCGCTGATCGAGGCAGATGCGTGGATAGCACTCATGGCGCCGGCGGCCATCTGCGCCGACATCTGCCCTGCGGCGCTCATGGCATCCTTCAGCGCCAGGGCCATCTGCTGGACGCGCTGCATCCGCGCTTCGTACTGACGGCTCACCACCTCGTAGTAGGCCATGTTGTTTCGCGTCGATGCCTCCTGCGCGCGAATCTTGATCTCCTCGGACTGGCCGGCGTAGCGCATCTGCTCGGCCAGTCGCTGGATGTCTGCCGCGTACACCTGCGCGCGCGCCGTGATCGCATCCTTGCGCGAAGCCACCACTGCCGTCTGCGACTGCAGCAGGCCGAGGAACTTCCGGATACTGGCGTCGGTTGCGCTGAGCTTTGCCTCCACCACGCGCAGACGCGAGCTATTCCTGTCGCTGGCTGCCGAAACGGTAGCCGCGTACGCGCGAGCCTCTGCCTCATAGGCGCCAACCTTGGCCACTTCGCCGCGGATCTGCGAATCGTAGACCTCGAACCGGGATTTCTCCGCGTTCAGGCGCTCGCCCCAGGCCTCCACGTCGACCTTGTACGCTTCGATTTTGTCCCGCTCGATCTCCGAAAGGATCTTCGCGCCCTGCAGTCGAGTGCTGAACATGTCAGCCAGAACCTTCACCGCCTCGAGCTGGCTGCCGTAGATGCGCACCTTCTGCTCGTTGATCGTGCCCTTCAACTGCTCGGCTTCGATCTGCGCGCGCAGGATGTCCAGCTTGGCCAGCTCCGCGCGCAGCCGCGCTTCAAACACCTCGCGCTTCGCCTGAATACTCTGCAGGCGCAGGCCGAACGCCGTTGCACGCAGGTTGAACTCGTCCTTGATGGCGCCGAGCATGACCTCTGCTGCTTGGAACGCCCGCTGGGCCGTTTGCTGCCAATGCTGCGACCACATCGATTCCAGGGCGATGCCCTGCGCAACGGCGGTTCGAAGGTTCTCGTTCGCCCAGGTCGCCGCCTTGGTGAACACGTCCCGGCTGTGTCCGCTGGCCGCCAACGCGGCCTGATCGCGTACCGCGTTCACCTGCTCCACCAGCATTCCCGGCGGCAACGTGAAGCCCCGGCCGGCCCAATCGTCAGTGGCGTCCGCGATCGCGCGACGGGCTGTCGCCTCCTCCCTGTCCACGGCAGCCGTCCACAGCGCATCCTGCACGGCCAACGGCATGCCCAGTTGCCCGCCGAGCATCTGCTTGATCGTCGCGGCCAGCTCGTTCACCGCCATCGGCGTGTACTCGGCCTCCTGCCAATCAAACCGCAGCGCGGGTACCTCGTCATCGAAGGTAGGAATCTCGTCCACGTCGAATGGGGGGATGACGATCGATGGCATCGGCGGAAGAGCAAGCTCCTCCAACCCCGGCGCGACAGGCAACGTCAGGTCCGGCGCGGTCGGCAGATCAACGTCGTTCAACACCGGGCGTACCGGGGCTGCGCCTACATCCAGCGGCGCCGGCGGTGCCGGCATGGTCGGAAGTCCCGTCACCGGTTTGAACGGGCCGGGGTCTTCCAGATCCAGATCACCGATCAGGTGCTGCAGATCCTCGAAGGCAGGGACCGTGACCTCGCCGACCTCGCCGAGCATCGACGGATCCGGCGGCGGGAAATCCGGCATCGTGCCCGCCACAACTTCGACGGGGCGCAGGTCCGGCGGCGCCGTCTCTTCCGCAGGCGTCCACGCTCCCAGGCCGTAGATCGCCGTCTCTGTCTTGGACAGCCAGCGGTCAGCCGTTTGGGTCATGTAGTCCATGGCCTCATCGACCTTCTTGATCGCCTCCTGGTAGGCGTTCTGGTTGCCGCTGCTGGAATCAATGCCGATGTTCGACATCACACCCTCCTTTGGCCGGCGCGATCGAGCGCCGACACCGTGTCGATCAAGAAATGTGCCCCCGCCATGTTGCCGACGGTGACCTGCCAGTACCTCGATTTCAGGCCTCTACCCAGCTTCGCCCGCTGGGGTGCCAAGTCATCCGCGTCGCGCGGCTCGAACGCATAGGTGTAGAACACCGGGTGCCCTTTTGGCGCGACATCGACAGTCGCCTGCAGCCGGCCATCCGTAACGGCACCGGCGTAGAGCATCCGGACGCCGGCGGTCATCTCGCCGGTAAGCGCTTCACGGTCGGTCGTAATGTGCGCCTGCACTGGTCGGCCTGAATCGTCGTCACCGTCGAGACGGTGCAGACCCTGCTCGTTGGTGCCATGAAGCACGCCGTCGATCACAGCCAGCGCATTGAACGTCCAGTCCGTGTACCGGCTCATGCCCCACGTGTCCGTATTGGCTGTCCATCCCGTTGCTGCGCCAACGCGTCGTGCTGTGTGCCCGTCGGCCACACCATTGCCTGCAGGAAGCCGATACCGCTCCTCGAACCAGGCCTCGTCTGTGACCGTTGCCACGGGTTTACCGATGCCGGCGTACTGCTCACCCGCGCGGACGGCCTCGCGAACAAAAATGATCGCCTGGGAAGCGCTTATCAAGGCGTCGGTGAAGTGGCCACCCTCACGCATCACGTAGCCCCTGCGGGCCGTGAACGCTTCGCCGAAGGTGCCAGCATCCAACGCCAAGCCCGTGCGCGCCGTGACATATCGCTCATGGCAGGCGCCGCGATCGGAAGCAATCAGGCTGCCGCGACCCACCGGCAGATAGCTTTCCGAGGCGCGTAGCAGGTCGCGGATGCTGCCTGCAGCACTGCCGCTTACGGCATCTGCGAGCGAACCCACATCGAAGAGTGTCAAACCGCGCTGAGCGGAAAGCCTGTCCCGGAAGCGGCCCACTTCGATCACCGCGGCCGTCGCGTGGCCCACGATTACCCAGGCCTCGTTCGCCCGCAGCGCGTCGCTGACCCGCAGGGACCGAGAACCATCGAATGCCTCTGATAGAACACCAGCATCGCCCACGCGCAATGCGCGACCGATGCGCCAGTCTTCCAGCAGCGCGCCAGCGTCGCTCAGGGTTGCCTCACGAACCGGCATCCAAAGTTCGCTGTGAAACAGCGAATCCTCGACCATCAAGCATTGCTCAGCCATTGACCACCCCTACGAACGTGAGCGCCCCTGACTCCATGCCGGACCAGTCGGGGCGGCCGATCAGCTTGTTTTTCTCGTTGATGTTCATCGTGTAGCGCATCGCGTTGGCGGTACCGAGCGCGTTTCCCGTAACTTCCAGATACTGGTCGGCGCTCTGGTCGGGATTGCCGTTGTCGGGGGAGATCAGTGGCCACAGGCCGAAGTAAAGGCTCTCTACCTGGGCGGCCTTGATCTGGCCATGGTCCGAGCTGTTCACGAGCCAGACCACATATCGCCCGGCCGGCTTCGAGGTTTCGAAGGAGCTTTCCGACTCGGGCGGAGCGACGTAATAGAGCATCGATTCGGCGTTGTCGCACAGTCCTGCCCACGGACCGGTGTCGGCATAGTCTGAGCACGTCGTCGGCTTGTAGACGCCTGCGCCGTTGATCTGATTGGGCTCGAAGTCGATGCAGTAGCCATGGGTATGGCCCGGATTCATCACCGTTCGGGTTGTCATGCCGATACCGCAGCCATCCGGGTGCGGCGTCTTGCTGTTGTTCCAGCCACCAAGAACACGCCAGGTCCGATAGCTCCACGGGTCTTCGAGCTGGAAGTAACCAACGGTCCGGCTGTCCGAGCCGCCGCCGTCGGTGGTCTGCAGGGCGTAGTAGTACGCCTCCCGATCATGGAATGGCACGGCAATGCCCGTTTGCATCCACCCATCGGTGACGCGCTTGGTGGTAGTTACGCGCTTGAACCGCTTGCTGCGGCCCATCCTCGCGTGGATAGGCCAGGGCAAGCAGTCGTTGAGGTACACGTGCGCATAGCCTTCGTCCGTGCCGATCACCGTAGTGTCGGCCACGGACGGGCTTGTCTCGATCCGATCATCGAAGTCGCTGGTATAGAAGGCGGTCGGAATGGACTTCCCGCCCGTCTCCTCGTGCTGGTGCCAGGAGCCAACGTACATGCACTGCTCGTAGTCGTCGTCCAGGCTTTCGCCACCGCTTCGCGGCTCACGGAAGTAGCGCACCCACTTCAATTCGTCGCCGGCAAAGAACACATGCACGGTGGTATCACAGCGCGGATCGCCTACGGCGTGCCGCTCCCGCCGCATGTCGTGGGACACCAACAACCCGATTGCCGGCTCAGGGAACTTGATCAGATTTCCGATCTTTCCGGGGTGATAGAGCACCCCCTCCGACACACGGCTCAGGTGCGCATTCCCCGTGGCCATCGGCGGCAGCTCCAAGGCGTCGATGGCCCGGTAGAGCGCAGGAATGCTTCCAGCACTCCACTGCAGGCCTGCTACGTCCGATGCGGTCAGGTGATCGCACTTCCATAGAACAGCCTCGATGCCGGGATAATCACGATTCCCGCGCAGCGGCAGCAGCTTCTGGCGATAGGCCTGGCCCAGTGGAGAAGGCTTCAACTCACGGGTCGGCCCGACCCCCACCGATACGCAGTAGTGCACACCGCGCTGGTAGCCGTCGTCGGCATACCGATAGGCAGTGTTGTGCGCTTCCGTGCCGCTCAGGTTGAATGCCCAGCCCATGACCGTCGAGTATCCGATGTGGTCATAGAAAGGCCGCATCTGCGCGCGCGTGAGCAGCCTGAGCACGCGCCCAGCGCGAACCCACGCGTCGAGGCCAGTGGGGAACGGCTCGCCGCTCGGGAAGCCCCCGTAGAGTTCGAGCAGCTTCTGCGCGTCAACGTCGCCGGCCTCTTCCACGCGCTCGGCAAACTCGGCAGTGGTGGTCGATTCGTGCAGGGGCAGTGGCATCGCCAGCACACCATTGATGCCGATCTCAATGATCCACCGGCGGCCGTCTGCGGCCGTGACCAGGCCATGGGAACGCGCCCACTTCCAGTCATAGCGGATCTGCAACCCCTTTTTCGCTGTATCGCTGGCGTACGCCGAGGGCCGCGCAGGCGCTGCGCCCGTTTCGTCTGCGACGCCAAATTGCTCATACAGGCTGATCTCCCGATTGCCCTTGCGCCGCTGCTTGCCGAAACCCATCAGCGCCTGCACGAGCCCGCGCATCGCTCCGGTGAACATCGTCGGCTTGAGCTTCACATACTGGGAATTTTCCCGCCCGCCTGCAGAACTGCCGCTCCCCAGCTCGGCCGCAAACTCATCCGCCGGCTTCACGGCCAGGCGCTGCAGCGGCTGAAAGCTGCCAGTGAACGGGAACGGATGCCGCCGGCCTTCCTTCGGCCGGTAGTTATCGATGCAGGCCTGCGTCGGATGGAACTCGTGCAGCAGCTCCACTCCGCCCTCACCGGCTCTGATGGTGCCGCCGGCGATGACGCCGGATACAAAATCCGGGGTCGCGTTGATCTCCACGTCTGCATCGCCGTCCGCCTCAGCATGCCCGGCAATGATGTGAAGTGTCGCCATGCCGCCGCCAAGCACCACGTAGCAGTAACTGTCGTCGTCCAGCGACTGGTGATCGCGGAGCACGTTGAGCTGACCGAGCCGCTGCCGTTCCTGGGCGCGGCGCAGCATCTGCATGGCGCGGGGCAGATAGCTGCGCCCGCGCACCTCATCGCCGCTGATCCGGATCCGAACCGGACCGTAGCGAACCTCGTCCATGTTCAGCCGGTCAGGCTGGTCTGGTAGCCCAGCTCGAACGTCTCGCCGTTGTAAAGCTCGCGCGGGCTCGAGAACCGGGCCGCCGACCACAGGGTGCCGGTGGTGCCGCCGCGGATGTCGTTCGAGATCAGGCCAGCGCACGTCACCTGGATGCTGGTGGCGCAGACGATCTCGAACGCGGCCTTGCTGGCAACGTTGCTGATCACGTTGGCCGCCGGCGCCGCCGGAACCCACTTCGGGCGCGTTGCGTTGCCCCACCCTTCCGTGGTCGACGTGATTTCACCCATGGTCGCCGCGAAGTTGGCTGCAGTGAGGCTGGCGCCCGGATTGGCCGCGCCGTTGCCCATCGTCAGGTACCAGTTGGGGATCTTTGCGTCGGTGAAGAACATCACGCCCAGCGCCTTCATCGCGCCCTGGTCAACGATCAGGTTGTGATCGACAGCGAAGTCGCGCTCTCGGCTCGGCACGCGGTGGAAGTAGGCGTTCTTCAGCACCTTGTCCTGGAACACCACGATGCCCTCGGCGGTGACCTCGAACTCGCCCTTGCGCAGTGCGTCGGCCAGGTGGGCATCCCAGCGGCGCAGCCAGTTGCGGCTCTTCCGCGAGACGGTGTGGATGATGGATTCGAACTTGGAAGTCATGGCATTTCCTCGGTTGGTTTTAGGTGCTACATGTGAAACCTTGCAGCCACAACAAAGGCCGGGCAAGGCCCAGCCACTGGTGGCAATCGTACTACGCGACGGCCGCAGTAACGCGGCGACCATGCACGCACAGCGCTCCGGAGACGTAGCGCAGGCCGGCCAGTCGCTCGGCCTGAAGCTCAACCAGCACTCCCTCCTCGGTTCCAAGAACGAACCCATTGGGCGCCAGCCAGAGCGCCGCATTGCGGCCGGCCAGCTCCGACTGAACCTGCCCGGACCTGACCAATGCAGACGCCCCCGGAATCGGGGGCAGGCCTGCCGTGTTCTCCATGGCCCATTCCCTTGGGCGCGGCCCCCGCAGCAGCACCACGCCCGCTGTCGTTCCCACGAAGACGACATTGCCCACTGCGGCCAACATCGTGATTCGCGATGGCAACTGGACGAATCCGTGGCGCGGCGAATGCAAGCCGTACCGCAGCGGCTCGCTGAACCGCAGCGTGCGCCCGTGCGCCACCAGCAGGTAGCCGTTGAAGGCGGCCACGTGCTCACCAGGTGGCATGCGCCGTAGGTTGCGCGTGCGTGCCGCGCCATCCAGTCCGCCGGCGCCGACGTGGTAGCTCGGAAAACCGACCGGGATCTGTGCCGCTCGGTACAGCTCCTCGCCGTTCGGTTGACTGCGGTAGATGGCCAGAGAAACGGCGTCCGGTGCCGTCGGGAGCTGGTCCACGATGATCCCGCCCCCCTCCGGAACGTCAACGAACCTCAGCGAAGACAAGCCACCCTCGCCTTGATCGGAGACGAATGCGACAGCAACGGCATAGCGTCCTGCCGTCAGGCCGCCAGCATCGGATGCGATGGCTGCCGCCGGTGGCGCGTCCGGTACACCCAGCACGGCCGCGCGACCGCCGGCCACACGCAGGAGTGTGGTGCGATTGCCAACGATCACCTCGCCATTCAGCTCGGCATAGCTGCAAGGATCGGCGCTGTTCAACGTGGCCACGGGCAGCAGGTCACGTGCATTACACAGCTCCGCCCCTATCGCCACCAGCGCGTGGTCGCCGCCACTCCACAGGCTGTGCAGGCCGTTCCCTGCTTGGACAAGCCGAGCGCCGCCGCGGCGCGACGGCCGCCCACCACGGTCAATGTCCACGTTCGCAGCATCTACCAACGCCACCTGTCGGCCGTTCTGGTCACGCGGCAGTGCACCAGCACCGCTCACGTTGTCGATACCCAGCGGCCATGGCCCCATTGGGGTGGTCATGTCATCACCTATCCTGCTGAAAGTGTCGGGGAGCCGAATTCATCGAGCGCCGCGCCCTGGGGGGCAACGGCTTTGTTTCCGCACCAGCGAGCGATCGCCGCCGGCGTGCCGCATCCGTCCTGCGCAAACCCATGTGCCGCCACCGGCCGCGCCACGCGCGGCGCGCCGGCCACACCAGCCCAACCGGACGGCCGCAGTGCTCGCCGGAGCACGGCACGGCCCATGCTGGCCAGATCATCACCGTGGCCCTTGATCTTGCCCGCTTCCCAGCGGTCCACATTGCCAATGCGTACGGAATCCCAACCTGGGGGCTCGATCACCCACTGGCCCTGCACGACGGGACGGTCCACGCGCCCCGGCGAAATCGGGCGCGGCCACACGAACCGCAAGGCTTGCTCAATCACAGGCAGGCCGAACGAGGGGCCCGCCTGCGCCGTCACAGCGTTGACCCTGGCCTTCCGCTGCACACGCATGCGGTGCTTGAACTGCCCCAGCGTGTAGTCGGCGACGATCGCTTGGTCCATGCCCTCTGTGCCAATCTCGCGAACGCGGAAGCTGATCCAATGCGTGCCTACGCGCGCCGCATCGAACCCGGTCATGGGGAACGGCGGGTACTGGTGGCTCACCCATGTCCACAACTGTGGCCAACTCGGCCCACCACCGGGCTTTGCACCGGTCGGGATGAGTGCCACGAAGCCCGACGGTGCAACGCGCCGATGGAAGAACTCCACGCGGGCCAGGCCGAAGCCCGGCGCGGGAACCCCGGACGGCCGTACCGTCTGCGGACCCGGTGGAACCACGATCCGCAACGACGGTTCGCCAAGGCTCGACATCACGAATCCGCGCGTCACCACCTCATTCGCGTCATTCAGACGCGGCACCCCGTACTTACCGAACCGCGCGCCAACCGGCCGCACGTGGATCGGGCTCAGGCTCACCCACGGCGTGCCATAGGTCGTGAAGACGCCGTAGTTGTCGAGGCTGTCATGGCGGTGCGTGAGCCACCGGTACTGGTTGGTGACGCGCGTGTTGCCGAATACCGGCCGCTCTTGGCGATCAGGACCGTGCACGTGGTAATCCATGATGTGCCCACGGTCGTACTCATCGCCCGAGGTGTAGGGATAGCCACGCGGCGCCCAGATGTAGTGCGGCCACAGCGCGGCGCGGCCCCACTCGGTCCAAGGCTTCCCATTCCGCTCGTCCTTCGGAACGATGTACCGAGCACCCGGCAGGAACGGCACACCGAACTGGCCGCCAGCGTCCGGATCGTAGGGTGGTGCGATGCTCAGTGGCATCACGCCCATGTAGATCGCGCGCGCCTGGCCGAACCTCACATGCTGCTCGCCCGGCGGGTAGATCGTGTTGAACGTCACCGTATGGGCGCCGATGTAGCTGTCCACCCAGCCAGATACACCCAGCGTCCTCGGCGCCGGCGGATCCGGCAGCACGTTGCGGACCTCAAGGCGCGGGCCGAACTGAAGCGTGTAGGCACTCTGCGGGGTGATCGTCAGGCGTCGATCACGGACGATGGCCATGCCGAAGACCGTCGACCGGAAGCCCTGCAACGGATACACCTCGAACCGGTTGAAGACCGAGCCCGCCCCCCACAGGGTAGTCACGTTGCCGTGCGTGCGCAGCTCGGGGGTCAGGTTCCAGACCCGGCCACCATCACCGACCTGGTTCCCCGGAACTCGGATCGCCGCCGGCGCCAGAATGCTGAAATGCTCCTCCAACGTCGGCACGCCCATACCCAAATTCGGGATGCCCCACGCCGCGACATACCGCTGCCAGTTGTCGATCGAGGCGTAGCCGGGGCGCGGGGGCTCCGGCCAAGGGAAAGGCTCGATATGCCGCACCGCGAAAGCGACGAAGGCGGTTCCTACGGCCGCCATATCCCCGCCGCCTGTCCGCTCAGTCCACTGCAGGTTGCTCCATACCCGCTCGGGCTGGGCAACTGTCCCGCTATCCCAGCCGGCCGGGCCAAGCAAGCGCGCATCGTTGTGCACGATCATCCCCAATGGGCTTCCCCATTCGGTCTGCTGCGCGCCGATCTGCTGCAGCACGCGCACGCGCGGCGCCACAAGCGTCACCCCGAAGGCGCTGTAGTCCTGGAAAGGCAGGCTCTGCACCACCCGCGCATTGTTGAGGACGCTTGGCATGCCGTACCGCGCCTGATTCACGCCCTCCGGGCGCGGCATCTTGTTGCGGTTATCGACCCAGTTGAAACTGCCGAACACGCCGCCATCGCCTGGCGTGACCTCGAACAACTGCTGCAGGTAGCGCACCCATAGCGCAACTTCGGGCCTGCCGAATCGATCGTGCTCGTCGGCCGCGAAGCCCACCGGCCGTACGTGCTGAATGAAGTTGATGATTCGATGGTCGCCCCACAGCGGCCCCGCGATACCAAGCTGCTGCAGGTCAATCAGCACTCGCGGCCGGTGGACCTCGAGCGCATGCCCGACGGCGCCGGCCTCAATGCCAATAGGCTCCACTGAATGATTGAAGTCCACCAGCGTGCGGCCATACGCAGTGGCCACGAACCACGCCGGAAACACTTGGCGCTCCCGGAACCACGCTGTCGGCCGGCCGTAAGCCGCCGAGCTGACGCCGCGGCCGGCAAGGTCCAGTTCGCGGACGCCGCCAGCCATCTGAGCGGTACCCCATCGCGACTGATCGCCAAGGCCCGCAGTAATACGCCGCAGGCCGAGACTGACCCAGTGCTCACCGAAGCCCCGGAACGCGTTGAGGCCCGAGGCGATCACCTCTTGATTGAGGTTGTAGACGACAGGCCGGCCGGCAGCGCCTGGCGCAATGCCGGCTGGCCAAGCCTGCATGTGCCAGTTCCAGACCCGAGCCGCGTTCCCGAAGGCACCTGCGGCGATACCCGGCGCCAGCACGCGTTGCAGCAGGTTCCACACCCGTGGCGCCGGTACCGGTGGAGCTGAGATCGGTGTCGGCCCCAGTATCCGCACTGCGAAGGCGACGAAGGCGGCGCCAACCTCGCCCTGCGGCGCGAGGCCTTCGGGCGACACGTACTGCTTATCGCCGCCCGGCCCCTCACCAGAACCGAAATTGAGCCCGACCCGGTAACCCGGCGGCGGCGCGTAGGCCCCCTTGAAGTTCAGCCCGGCCGCGTAGCCCTTCGGCGGCGCATAGTCGGCCATCGGATCAGGGGCCCAGCGTCACGGTGAAGTCGGCGCGCGCGCTTACGCCGTTCGATGCCGTCACTTCCAGTGTCCACACATAGGTGCCGCTGGCCGTGGCCGCGTTGTCCGCCACCACACGATGCCCCACGGTCGCGAATACGATCCCTGGCGGCGGGTTCCCCGCCACGACAGAAACCGAATATGCGGGGATGCCGCCCAGGATCTCCACCTCGCTGTCCAGCGTACCGGCGGCCTGGCCGGCCTTGAATCCGCCGCTGATAGAAACCGTGTCGTAGGGTGAGGGCTGCACGTTGCTCACGATCACGTCGTTGAAGCCATCAAGACGCGCTACGACATCGAAATGCAGCAGCGGATTAAGGTTTTCGACCGACCACGCCCCAGCAGCGGAACTCTGCACCACAGCAACAAGCGCACCGTCATCGTCCCCGCCAGGGGACGCACGGAGCACAACGCGGATCTCCGCAGCGCAGGGCACGCCCTCATTTGTCGTCAGGCCGTTCGGCGCCTCGCCGGCGAGATAGCCACGCCCAACCACACGCGTTCGAAACGTGTAGACGGTGGCGCTCAACTGTTCGGGAATCGGCTTTACGTATCCCGCTTCCAGCGTAGTGAAGACGCCGTTGTAGATTGGCGCTGCGTAGCTCATCGTCAGATGAAACTCGGCGTGATGGGACCATCCGACGCAGGTCGGTACCCATTCGGACCAATACAGGTGATCAGCATGTCGTCGCCGACCTCCGCCAGGAAGGACCATTTCCCAGTGGGATCGGGCACGACGTAGCCGAGAAAGCGCCCCGAGGCCCAATCGTGCACCAGCACGCGGTTGCATGGCCTCCCGTCCGATAGCTTCGCCACTCCGGCGATCGCATTGATCGTGAATGAGTGCGCTCGGCCGGCCGCCGCGTTGCTGTTCGTCAAGAAGTTGACGAACGACTTCACTGTTATCCAGGTCTGTCCGTCGTCATTGGAACCCTGAAGCTCAAAATCGGCCGGGGATTCGGCTACCCAAGTCTTGTGCTGCAGGAAGATGGTTCGCACAACCTTCGGTGCGGGCATGTCATAGCGAATCCACTTTGCAACGTTGACGTTGGTAGATTCCCACGTCGTTTCCGGATTACCGTCAACCGCATTCGCCGCATAGTATTGCTGGTTGGTGTGGCTCGCAGTGATCGTGCCTCCCTGCAGGATATTGGTGCCGAGTACAGACGCCTCCTCCCACATTTTCCATTCGCTGATGGCGAAGTAGCCGTTGCTGTTGCCCACACTCCTCGTCATATAGAGGCGGTAGGACTTATAGGCGATCAGCAGCTCGCTCACGACTTCGGCCCCTTTACGATCCATTCGCGCACCTGGTCCTGCGACATGCCCAGGCGCAGCCCATACAGCCCAAGCTGCTCCACCAGCGTTCCGGCCTCACACATGGACGCCTCGATTACCAGTGATTCGAGCCGACCCGGATCTGCCTGAACCAGCGCACCCAGCGAGTGAACGCCGCTGGTGCGAAGCACTGCAACGATCTTTGGCGGCAGCCCTCCGACCTGGTTCAGGGCGGCATTCATCAGCGCATTGCGACTGGTCACGGCCTCTGCGCTGTCGCCCATGGCGATCGGCTCTGGCGGCGCATCCAGCGCGGCCAGATCCACGCCCTCAGTGACGAAGGCAAACACCTCGCCGGCCAGCGCTCCGAAATCATCCGGCTTGGCCTGCAGCGCAAGGCGCGCCGCTTCCAGACGCAGCGTTACCGCGATGGGGAAACTCCCGTTCCGGCAGCTCATAGCGGTTCTCCAAAGGGGGTTTCGTTCGGCCAGTTTCCGGCCTGCCGATGCCACGCAACGTAGTCGGCGAGAAATGCGTCAGCGCCTTCCCGCGCGATCGCCGCGTGCGCGCGCTCAAGTGCGAACTGATCGGCCCCCATGCCTGCTGGACAATCCTCCTGCAGGGCCATGTAGGCCTGAAACGGCGGCAGTCCGGCCAGCCGTCGGAGATCCATCCCCGGCGGCGGGTTGCCGGCACCCATGGTGCCGAGTGCGTCGATGCCCGACGCCACCAGGCGCTGTGTCGGTGGCTTTTCGGTGGTGCTGTCCATGGCGCCCCGTTACAGCTTGAAGATGCGGTTCACGCCGTTGTCCCAGGTGACGATGATGTCGCCGCCATTGGGGGTGATCGGCAGGCCGGTGGCGGTATCGATGTAGGCGATCAGTGGGCTGGTGCCTTCGGTACCGGTGTCGCGGAAGAGGATCAGCGCCTCGATGCTGGCGCCCGTGACTGACGAGAACGTGATGTCCGCAGCATCCGCCGCGCCGCCGGTGGTGGTTTTGCTGGTCAGGGTCACGCCGCTGGTGGTGCCGATGCGTGCCGAGGTCGGAATGTCCGACAGGAACTCGTGCGTGGAGAAGTTGGCCGTGTACGCGGCGGTGTCCACCAGGATGCACTTGATGGTGTCGGTCAGCCAGTTGATCTGCGCCTCGAGAAAGCGCTGCCGGCCCTTGTCGTAGAGGGTATTTGCCATGGTGATGCTCCAGGTTTAGCGGATGCCGCCGTAGGTAGTGGTTACGCGCTTGCGTTCGCGGTGCTTGCGCATCACGTCCGCCGTGTCTCGGGTGCCGAACGTGCGCTCGAACTGTGCGAGCGCCAGGCCGGCCTTCTGCTGGTCTTCGGCGTCGGCCTCCGGCCGCGACCACTGCCGATAGAGCATCCAGTCCACCAGTCCCGCGTGATGGATAGTGCGGATCTCAGGAGTGTCATCGTTGGCTGCCATTTCCTTCAGCGGGAAGCGATAGACCGCGAGCTGCAGCGTTCCTTCGCCGCTGGGAGTGGGCCACATGCGCAGGCGATCGCGTCCGTCATCCGCCAGCACCTTCGGCCGGCTCGCCGACTTCCGTCGCCAGTCAGGGTGGCCTCGGATCCAGTCCAGCCCGGTCAGATCGAGCTCGAACTCGCGGCCGTCCGCGCGGATGAAACTGGCCGCCTCAATCCGGTGCACCAGCTCGCCCAGCTCCACTCGTTCCTGTCCGGGCTGAACGTCGTAGGTGGTCACGCCGGGCCGCGGCGCGTCATCGAACAGGAGGCGCGCGCGAACGCACGCCTCCCGCACGGCCTCGTTGGCGTATCCGATCAGGGGGGCGTCCTCCGCGAAGAAGGGCGCCACCTCGTCATCGGCCCGCCGCCGGTATTCGGCGATCAAGGCAGCCAGGTTCATGGCTTACTGGCCAGCGCCCGGCGCGCCGTCGGCACCGGCACCGGCTTCACCCTGCTGGCCAACCTGAGCGCCACTGCCGTCCGCGCCGGCGCCGCCGGCCGCCTCCGCAGCCTTGCGCGCAGCTTCTTCCTGCTGGGCCTCTTCCACCATGGAATTCCATTCCTCGAGCACGAGGCCCTTGTCCGCGCGGAAGCCGCATTCCTTGCTGACGATGTTGATGTTCGGTGCGCCGCTACCGGTGAAGTCGCCCTCGCCGTTGCGCTCCACCATCAGGATCAACGCCTTCCGGATCTTGGCGCGCTCATCCAGCGGGGTGACGGCATTGGGACCGGCGACCGCCGGCTCGAGGGTGCGCGTCCGGATCGTGGTCTGGTCGCATTCGCAGCCCTTCGTCAGCGCTTCCTGGTGGAACATCTCCTGCAGGGGCTGCCAGTCGGGACCGACAAGGGTGACGTGTCCGCTGGACAGGGCCAGGCGCACGCCATCGGGGTGACGGAATTTCATGGTGGTGACTCCGAAGTGATAAAGAGAGGGCCGCCCGAAGGCGGCCCCATGGATCAGCCGTAGATTTCGTCGCCGCCGCCGACGACGACGTACTCGGCGATGGCCAGTGCGCGGCCAGCGGTGGCAGCGGTACCGGTCTGCGCCAGCGAGAAGGTCAGCGTGCCGCCTTCCGCGTAGTGCTTCGGAGCGTTGGCGGTCGTTTCGCTGCCGATGGACTTCACGTCCACGGCATCAGCGAACTTGGTGGTGCCGTCGCTGATGGTGGCCGTGGCGGTGGTGCCACTGTTGAACGCGACCACGGTCAGCAGCGCCACCGCAGTGATGATCGCGCCCTGCGGCAGCTTGACGGTGATCTCGTTGCCGGCGCCGATGTTCTTGACGCCCAGGTCGATCACGACCTTGCGCCCGAACTGGGTGTCGCTCTGCGTCTTGCTCATTGGATGTACCTCTCAGACGTTGGGATGAAGCATCGGCCCTTTCGGGCCGATGGTGTCTCATGTGGAACCTTCAGGTCACAGCGCGTGGTCGATCGCCATGATGCCGAAGTCCTCGACGCTGCCGCCGTCGTAGGAGCTGGGGAACTGCGGCTTCAGCCAGCCCCCCATCTTGGCGATGGAGATACCCTGGCGATTGCCGTAGTCCATGGTCTCTTCGTCCCAGTCCGGTGCACCCAGGTCGGCCAGTGCCAGGCCCTGCGCGCCCAGCAGCAGCGAGCGGGTACCGTCGACCGTGCCCGCGTTGCCCCACTTGTTGCTGTTGGCCGCACCGGTGGTGCTGAAGGTTCGGGTGTACGGGTGGATCACCAGCCCGTTCATGGTCACGACGGCGCCCGAGAAAATCTTGTTGGCCTCGCCGCGCACGTCGCCACCGACCAGGCACTGGCGGAAGTCGGAATCACGGTAGAGGTGCGCCATCGTCTCTTCGTGCACCAGCAGGATGTAGTAATCCTTGCCACCGATGTTCAGCGGGGTGATGCGCTTCATCTTGGCCTTGGCCTTGATGGACGGCAGCATGGCGTAGGCCGGCTTGTCGTCGGCCACGATCGCGCTGGTATCGCCAGCCACCAGGCCCAGCGTCTTCGAGTAGCGGAAGTGGCGATTCTTGCTCGGCGGGCGGATGTCGGCCGCATAGTCCAGGTCGGTCCACGGATCCTGGCCTTCCGGGGTGACACGCGGGCTGCCATCGGTGTTCAGGCCGTAGCTGATACCGGAAGCGGTCAGGATGGCCTGGTCTTCCCACGAATCGGCCAGCCACTCGGACAGCGAGCGACGCGCCGGGCGGCGGAACTGGATCACCGACTTCTGTTCGGCCAGCTTGCCCTTGTTGACCACACCATTACGGATCTGGTCGAAGTTCACACGCTGCCAGTGGGCCTCGAGGGTGCGCTCGCGACCCTTCAGGCGGTTATCGCCGACGGTACCGCCGCCGGTCATGCGCGAGATCAGGTGGAAGAACGCGCCAGCTTCGCCCTTGCTGTTCTTGGACAGCTCGGTGATGTGCTCGATCGCGCCCGAGCCTTCCTTGCCCAGCAGCTTGGTGAAGAAGAACTTGTCGGTCATCTCCTCGTACGCCTTCAGGCGGTACGCGAGCTTCTTTTGCGGCTCCATCGAGCCAAAGTCAGTTGCACCCATGGTGGGTTCTCCCTGCGGGGTTCATCAGTCGGAATGGGGAAATGTCTGGACTGACCTGTTCGCCGGTCGCCGCGAAGCGCAGCCATGGATCGGGGCTGCGAGCCGTGGGGTACCCACCCTCGGGACGCGATTGATAACGCAGCTCGCGTGCTGCGAAGCACCTGCTCGGTGAGCGAGCCGCGCGTGGGGCGCGGCGCCCTTTTCCCACTGCTGAACCCTACAGCTCGCCGTCCAGCAGCTCAGCACGCTGAGCCTGGGACAGCTTCTTGAAGTCACCCGGCTTCAACTCTTCCAGATTAACCTTGCCGGCCAGCGCACCGCTACCCATGCCACCGGTCGGCAGCGGCGGGGTTCCCGATGCGGCCGCCGCGGCGCGGGCAGCGGCGACTGCGCGAGGGTCGACGTTGGCGGCGCCAGCACCTGCGGCACCGCCAGCACCACCTGCGCCAGCCGGATTCCAGTTGAACGCCTCGTGCGCCTGCTTGCGCACGGTATCCAGCAGCGCATCATCGCTGAGGCGCTTGGTCGGATCCTGCTCGGCGTCGAGCTGCGCCATCAGGGAGGCTACCGCCTGCCGGCGGATCGGGTTGGCCAGGAAGTCCGCATTCTCGGTCTCCCACTTCTGCACCTTGCCGTTCCAGGACTGCAGATCGGCCTCCTGCTGCTGGCGGATCGTGTCCTGTCGCTGCGCTTCCTGCAGCTCGTGGAAACGCAGGGTCGCGCGGTGCTCGGCCTCGGCCACCACCAGCGCGTCGCGCTGCTCGTTGTACTCGTCCGTGTCGATGTCGCCGGCGTCCCACTTTTCACGCAGGCTCTGCTTTTCCACAGCGAAGTCACGATCTGCCGGCCGCTGGCTGACAGATGGTTTCTGCGCCTTGAGCTGCTTGAGTTCTTCGCGAGTCTCGCGAAGATCCTTCAACACACCATTGAAGGCCGCCCGGTCGACGGGCTTCGAATCGTCTTCCTGCCCGGCTGCGCCCGCCTCGCCGCCTTCGCTGCCAGCGGCACCGGTACCGCCGTCGGCGCCTCCGACCGCCGCGCCTGCGGCCGCACCGGTACCGGCCTCCACGCCACCACCTTCGGCACCGGCGGCGCCTGCGGCTGCATCACCTTCACCGCCAGCAGCACCAGCGGCAGCGGCGGCAGCGGCGGAGGCGGCGGAGGCGGCCGCATCGGGATCATCAGTGCCACCACCGGCAGCACCGGCAGCGCCAGCGGCGCCCTCGGTGCCGGCGGTCTGGTCGGCGTCGTCGGTATCGCCTGCATCATCATCGATGGAGGCCAGCAGGCTCTGGCGGGTGGCCTCATCCATGTTGTTCGGGTGGGTGCTGTCGTCGGGGATCTGCGTGCTCATAGGGTGGTGACTCCTGGGTTACTGGATCGGCTGCTGGGACTGCATGCCGGCGGTGATGCCCGCCTCCGGGTTGTCCGGGGTGAGCGGATGGGTGGATGCCGGCGGCAGCGCCTCGGGCTCAGGCAGGGCGCCCGGCGCCGGCTGCGGCACGATCGGCGCCGCGTCCTGGTCTTTGAATCCACTGGACCGCAGCAGCGCGTCGGCAATCTCTGCGGTCTGCGGAATCGCGGTGATGATCTCGGCCGTGCGCAGAGCGCTGAACTGCGCCTCGACGGCCTTGCCAACGGCCGTGTTGTCAGCCAGGCGCGCCTGCGCCCGTTTCAGCTCGGCCTCGGCTTCGGCGACCGGATCCGCCTTGCCCTGTGCCTCGCGCAGCGCATTGGCGATCTCGGTCTTGTCCGCAAGTGTTGAGGCCTTGAGGATGAACTGCGGCGGGATCTGGACGCCCATCTTCGAGACGATCCGCTCCATCTGCTCGAGCTGGCCGTTGTCGAAGGTGACCGCATAGGGCTGCTCGCTCACCTCTACGTCGTACTCGCCGATGGTCAGGTCGTTGAGGATCGTGCCGTCGTCCTGCGGCATGTTCAGCAGCAGCGGGATGCGCCGCTCCACGCCGTACTCGTCAGGCTCGGCGATCCGGATGACGCGCGGGGCGGTGTAGAAGCGCTGGACCAGCTTGAGCGTGCGCTCGGCCAGCATCTGCCGGGTGCGGCTCAGGTTGTCCAGGGCAATGCCGAGCGCCTGCTGTGCGGCGAACTGGCGCGACTGGATGGCAATGCCGCTCATGTCCGCGCTGCCCTGCCCCATCGCAGACTCATTCACCGCCGTGACCGTCTGCATGTTCCGCTGCAGGAAGTCGATCATGTTCTCGATGCCGCGCGGCGGCTGGTTGGGCTCGATCTTCTGGAATGGCTGGGTGCCCGGCTTCCGCAGCAGGACCAGGCCCGTTTCGCCACCGCGCGAGGTGAACTCTTCGTCGGTCATGTTCTCGAGCGAGTTGGCCTCGCCCTGCCAGCCGCCGTTGGCGCTGGCGTTGACGATGTGCGCGTACTGGCTCACGAACTTGTTGATGAGGTCCTGCACCTGCGCGGCGTTGTCGAGCATGCCGACCGTCTTGCCCCGGCGGAAATAGGGGAAGTACGGGATCACCGTGAAGTGGTCGTAGGGAGACAGCTTGTCGTAGACGCACACCTCGGGCGCGCATACCTGCCACCGCACACGGCGGATGCGCCGACGCATCACGTGCACGCCCTGCTCGATCAGCCAGCCGATCAGCGCGGGCTCGAAGCCCTCGATGATGCGAAGGTCACCGGTCGCTGGCCACTTCGCCACCAGCGTCTGCTGGTACTCGTGGCTCTGGCGGTCCACCACTCTGTAGCGGCGCCAGGTTCCCTCCTCCCCGTACCAGCCCATGTTCATCGCGTAGCTCGGCGGCATGTTGCCGAACGCGTCGCGCATCATTCCCTGCTCATCGCCCCAGTTGTTGTGGACGTAGGCCATGGATGAGTCGCGGATCTCGTCCGCCGCGTCCTTGCCGTAGTTCTGCTCGATCTGCGAGTGCGTGAGCCAACGGGTGATGCTGCAGTCGGCCCAACTGTCCGGGTTGTAGGACGTTGCATCGGGATCCGGCAGCACGTCGCGCGGATCGAAGGTGGTCAAACTGACCTCGCCCTCGTCGTTGTCGTCGTAGTTCATGCGCAGGTCCAGATACCCGCGCTGCTGGATCAGGCCGTCGAGGAACGAGTCTGTCTCGTGGAACCGGTACTGGGTATTGCCCAGCGCGTGCTTGATGACCTTCGAAATCACCTTGGCGCGCTGCTCATCGGCCTGGCCGCCCTTCGGCAGGTAGGCCATGTCCACACGGTTCTGGATCTGGTAGCCGACGGCAGCGTTCACCGCCTGCATGCACATGTTGACCTCGACCGCAGGCCGGCCATCAGCCTCGACCTCCTGCCGGATAGAGGGATCCCATTGCCGCCCCGCGCCGAGGTAGTAGTCGTCCAGCCGCGTCGCGGTGGCCATGAAGTCCTCATGCCCGCGCTTGTAGCACTCGTCCAGCCGCCAGAACACATCGCGGGCGGTGTCGCGATTCTTCGTTACGTCGCTCATCGGTCAGCGGCTCATGTAGCTGCGGCCCTTGGTCTTGGCCGCGAGTAGGCGCCGCTTCCAGTCGCCCGAATCCTTCGTGATGATCGCGGCAGGGTTGTAGCCCTGCGCGTACTGACGGAAGGCGTCGGCGTAGTTGGAATGGCTGTCGTGGATCGGCTCGTCGGTGAACGCGCCGATGGCTTTGTTGAAGCGCTTCCGGTAGGCGGCCAGCGAAGCCAGGCCATCGGCGCATTCCTCCTCATCGAACCAGCAGCCTGCGAAAGCGGCTCGGGTCTGGTTGATGCCGACCAGAACGTGGTCAACGCGCGGCACGATCTCGAAGCTCTGCCCGGCCATCTGCTCGCGCAGGAGCTGGATCATGGTCTTGCCCGTCTGCAGGGAGGTGTTGGCCGCGTCGTGCGGCACGTAGTGCTTCCCGTAGACGTACCCGCGCTCGGTGCCAAGCTCCTGCAGGTACCGGGTGTAGTGCGAGATGTCGTAGCCGCTGTTCTGGTACGCGTGGATGAAGCGGTTCGTGAGCCCGATCTGCTGGTGGAACCAGATCGAATTGAAGTCGTTGTAGCCGAGATCCCAGAACGTGTTGACCGGGACGCCTGGTACGAACGGCACCTTGCCGATGCGCTGCTGCGCGCGGGCCGCCTGCAGCTCGCGGAAGTAGAACGCACCCTCGACGCGGTTGCCGCTCCACCGACCGGCCAACAGCGCATCGCGCTCCTCCGGGGGCAGCATCATCAGCGTCTCGCGGTAGCCGGTACCGCGCAGGTGCTTGTTGTCGGTCAGCTTCGCCGGGATGAATCGGCGGGTGAAGGTTCTCGGCACCTCACGGTAGCCGCCCTCGCCGTCCTCCTCTTCGAACATCATGGAGACCGGCAGGCACGTCGGCCCGCCGTCCTCCTCGATGCCCCATCGTTCCATCACCCAGCGCTGGCCCACACCATCGGGGTTGGTGGTGCCGCGCATGTACCTGGGCAGATCCCGCGCCGTGGTGCGGTTGCGGCTCATCAGGTAGAGGTAGCAGGTCGCGGTGGGCCACAGGGTCAGCTCATCGAACCCGATGTAGTTCCACGCGCGGCCTCGGTACTTGAACCGGTCATTGTCGGCGTTGAGATAGCCGAACTCGACCATGCCGCCCCACGGCGTCTTCCAGCGATGCTCGATCTTGTCGTAGTGAGCGCCCTCGATGAACTGCGGGTACAGCTCGTGTGACCGGTCGATGAGGTCTTTCAGCTCCGGGAAGCTGCGGCGGAACAGGATGCCGCGGTGCTGCGGGTGCTGGGGGCCGTTCCAGGGCAGGCACCATGCGTCGATCAGCAGCGAATCCGACTTGCCGCCACCGGCAGCGCCGCCGTACAGCACCTCGTAGTCGTCGCAGGCCAGAAAATCGGACTGCTTTGGCGTGGGCTGCCACACGATGTCCTCGGCAGGGTAGTCGAGGCTCACGGCTCAGTCCTGCTGTGCCAGCGACTGCACCCGGCGAACCATGAACGCCGGCGCGTTGCCCTTGCGCTGCGGCTGCTCGAGGCGCTGCGCGGAGCCCTCGAGCGCATCCTGCAGGCCTGCCGACTGGCCCTGCCCCGTCTTCGCCGGCACCACCACCACGCCGACGCGGTGGGTGTGCTCCACCTTCTTCTTCTTGTCCGGGAACGCATCGATGAGCTGCAGCGCTGTGCGCAGCGCCGCATGCTTGTCGGCGAACTTGATCTTGTTGGTGACGCCGATCTTCTCGCGCGCGTCGCCCACGCCGGCGTACAGGTCGATCTGCTGCACCTCCGCGATCATCGCGCCCGCATCCTTGGGCCACTCGTGCGGCGGCAGCAGCGCGCCATCCTCACCGAACAGCGCTGCAGGGTCGCCGAATGCCAGCTTGGCCAGCTCCGCCATGCAGCGCTCGAAGGTGATCTCCGCCGTCCGCACCACGGAGCCGACCAGGTAGTCGTGCACGATCCGGACATCCGGGTTCGCGGCGAACTGCGAAGCGTTGGCCTTGGCCGTCTTCTCGGCATACCCGGCCTTCAATGCTGCCTCCGTCTGGCTCCCTGCCATCGGCAAGGCGAGCGCGAACGCCTTGAGCTTCCCGCCCAGCCGCTTGTACGCCTCGATCACCTGCGCAGGTGCACCGGCCAGTACGTCCGTGCTCACGTCGATCCTATGCCGATCAGGTAGCCAGCGCGCCCGACCCACGCAGAGACGCCATCAAGGCCTTGACCTGCGCCACGACATCCGTCTCGCTCGTGGGATCAGCAACGGCCACGCCAATCTTTACGCCGCCGATGGCTACGCCTGCAGCCGGCAGTGAGTAGGCGTTGGCATTCGCTGCGATGCCATCCAGCTTGGCCTTGTCGGCGCCGGACATGAAGCCGGCAGCAGCGGTGGTGGCGGCGCCATGGGTGTGGTTGCCAGCCGCTGCAGTGGTTGCAGTAGCGCCAATGGCCAAGTTGGACGTGCCGGTACCCGCACCAATGGCCGTGCGCGCTGCGGCCTGGTCGGCGGCCGTCAACACCTGCTTGCCGACAGTGCTGGCGTCGGTGATGTTGTCGGCAGTGATCGGCAGAGTGCCACCGCCACCGCCGCCACCAGCAACGTCGCCCTTCACCATGGCCTGGGCGAAGTGCTTCTGGCTCACGTCAACGGCAATGCTGCCGAAGGGCAGCAGGCCGGCGGCCGCAGCGGCCTTCACCTTGGCGGTCAGGCCCTCGGGGGTGTCCGATACCAGGATCGTGTAGTCGTCAAGCGCCATGGGGCGTCCTCATTTCAGGTGGATGATTCCGGCCTTGTCCAGCCGCTGCAGGCACTGGACGCATGCGCCGCGGCGGACCTCGCAGGTCTGCAGCTTGCCGATCAGGGCGGGCACAACCTCCCCACCCAGCTCGTCCCACGCCTCGGCGTTGTTGGGGTCTGCCTCCCACCGCACGCCGGCGTCACCGTTAACCGTGCACGGCAGGAGGCAGATTTCGTTGCACTGCGCCGGCACCGGGCGCGTGATCCGGCAGCAGCCGGCCAGCAGCGCCACGACGGCGATGGCGATAAGCGCAGTGCGCATGGCTCAGTCCTGGCTCTCGCCGGTGGCACCGGCGGTGATGATCGGGGTGATGGTGGCCACCTGCCGGTCAATCTCGGCCAACACTTCCTGACCGAGCATGCTGATGCTGATTTCGTCGGGCTCGTCGCCTTCCTCCACCCAGCCAAGGTCAGCCAGACGCTGCACCTGCTCTGCACTGAGCGTGGTTTCCCCGCTCTCGGCGAACTCGGCGTCCAGCGTCACCAGCGCTACTACGTCCTCACGGCCGGCGCTGATGCCGGCGGCTGCGAGGGATGGCGGCGCGCATGGCGGCGAGGGAGCGCTCACGCGTCACCTGCCTTCTTGGCCTGGCCAACCTGGTACGGCATCCACTCGGCGCGGTGGCCGGCGGCGCAGCACTCGTCGCCCGGCTGCATCATCTGCACGGCACGGACGGGGAAGGCATGGCCGGCGTGGTCGATCACGCGCAGGTTCACCAGCCGGTCGCCGTGGACGTAGACGATGGTTGCATCCATGGGCTGCTGCCGGCCGGCGTCGTAATCGCTGGTCGGGAACGCCTGCATGCCGGCCGGCCACATGCCGCCGCCTGGGTAGAACCACACCTTGCGGCCCACGGTTGGCTTGATGACCTTCGGCAAGTCAACATCGCCGGAGAAGCTGTAGCCGGCGCCAGCAGCAGCCATCGTGTCCGCTGAGCGCGCAGTGCCGACGACAAGCTGATCGCGAAGGCGGAAGCCCAGCAGCGGCCAGATCTTCTGGACTGCGTTCTGGCGCGCGATCTTGCGGCCGATCTCGGCGTCGAAGTTCTCCGGGCTGGCGCAGGCCGATTCGCCGGTGACAGTGAAGCCGTTGCGCAGCACCAGCACGCAGATCGTCAGGCAACGCGTTGCCTCGTAACGAGAAGCTGCTGGCGGAGGCAGGCGGAGGGTATCGTAGTCAAACTCACGACACACAACCTTCCCGGCATCGAAAGTTGCGGTAAACGCATCCCATGCAGTGAAGAAGCACTCGGAGGCGATCTCAGCCTCGATGTCAGCCGGGGTCACGCGCGGCGCGCTCAGCCCCTTGGCCTGGATTTCCTGCTCGATGGTCTCGCCGTTCACAGCGCCTGCGGTGGATTGGTGCCTCGGATCGGGCGCGGGGCTCACAGCAGCACCTCGAGTGCCAGCACGAAGGCCAGCAGTGCGAGGGAGCGGTAGAACCATGCCTTTGCCCTGGCTTCCTTGGCCTGAGCGGCCAGGTTGGCGACGCTGGCTTCGGTGCGGGCGATTTCCAGCTCCTCATGGAGGAAATGGGGTTTGAACTGACGGGTTTGCGGGGTCACGGTGACGACTCCTGGTTGGTTGCGCCGCTGAGGGCGCGGTTGATCGCATCCACGCGCTGCTGGCCGGGAGCGCACTGCTCCGGCAGCGGCTGCTTGGCTGCGATGGATCGGTATTCGATGCGGACGCGCTGGCCGCGATCAGCGATGCGCTCGAGGTCGGCCATCAGCTTCGCGTCGTCGCGTGTGCGCTGCTCGGCCATGCCGGTCACTGCGCGCAGGCTGGCCGATAGCGCCTCGCTCTCGAGCCGCATCGGTGCCGTCATGGCGCGGTAGGCCTGCCAGACGTTGAGCGAAGCCAGCACCATGCACAGTGCGGCGAGGATCGCCACCCACTTCCATGCAGCCCACCAGGCCTCGAGGCGCGCGATCATTTGCTGAACACCGTGGCGATCTTGAACAGCAGCCCGGTGATGAACGACGACAGGCCCCCGACCATCAGCAGCGTCTTCCAACTCCCGCGCGCCTCGGTGAGCACGTCATGGATCTCCTGCACCTGGGCCTGCATTTCCTTCTGCTGCTGCACCAGCGTGGTGATCTGCTCTCCCTGAGCCTTGATCGTCGCCTCCATTCGGCCCATGTCGCGGTGGATCTGCATGTCGCTCATCGGGCGCGGCCCTCTGCAAGCCGGGCCGCGTCTTCATAGCGGTTGCACAGCCCGGTTTCGTTGACGGTCCCACGCCACAGGCGGCACATGGAGCGGTATTGGCGTGCCATGCAGGCCACGTCGGCCGCAGGCACGCACACGTCGCGCAGTGCGCGCATTTCGCTGCGGCGGCTGCCGGCCATGCTGGCGCCACGGTTGTAGACGGTGGCCGTCAGGCTGCCTTGCGCGTCCGGTGGCAGCCGGTCCCAGCCGTTGGAGAACGTCCGCTTCGCCAGCCGGTGGTACGCCGGCAGCGTCACCGCGCGGAACACCTGTTCGCAGTAGCTGTACGGCGTGGTGATGTCGCGGTAGCGCGGAAGAACAGCCCGTGCGTCCTGGCCGGTGATGCCGGCGGTGGTGCTCAGGCGCTGCACCGCGTAGTGCTTGGCCCAGTCGCGCCCGATCACCGCCGGCGTCTGGTGTCCACCGTCGTAGCCCACGCACCAGGTGATGCCAGACGCGCCACCCGGCCACACCGGCCAGCGCAGGCGCTGCTCGTAGTGCCGTGCGCTGGTGATCTCCCACCGGATGATGTGGGCCACGGCCGCGTCGGACACCTGCTCCGGCACCAGCGGCGCCGGCGGGACGATGGACTGCACCGCTTCCCGCGCACGGACCATTGCCGATGGCACCTCATCGAGTGCCCGCTGCGCGCCGTGCGCGCTGCCCAGGCTCAGGGCGAGAAGAAGTGCAGCAGCAGAACGACGCATGCGATCCACACGATGGTGTCGGTGATGTAGACGATCAGCGGACCGCGACGGCCGGCGATGATGCCGGCCCACAGTTCCTGTCCCTCTTCCTTGCTGAGCTTGCGGCGCTGGCGGCGGCGAGCCAGCCAGGCCAGCCCGAGCGCAGCGATCGCGTACGCGGTCTGGATCGGCAGCTCGATCAAGCGAGCCACGACATCGACGGTGGAGGCCGGGTCCAGTGCTCCCAGCACCACCCATGCAGCGATAGCGATCACGGCCAGGGCCGGCAGCCAGACGACCGGCTCCTGCCAGCGCCGCAGCCAGGTAGCGATGGATTTCATGTGGACCTCGAGGAAGTTCGGCCAGCGCCCGGCACGGCCCGCTGCGTCAGCGGTGCTGTGCATCACCTTGCGAGTGGAGAGATAGGCTGGACCCGCACGGCGCGTCTCACGACGGCCAATGTGTGGGTATCGCTGCGACCGTGACTACCGGGCGCTGGCCGAAGAACGTGGTAGCGGGAGGTGGATTCGAACCACCGACCTACGGCGTATGAAACCGTCGAGCTGCCGGACTGCTCTATCCCGCTAATAGAAAAACCCCCGGCCAGCGCAGACTGACCGAGGGTTGGGGAAGCTGGCAGCAGGGGGAACTACGCCAGCGTGGGGAAACGTAAGGGATAGGGGTGCGCCAGGTCAAGCATGTTGAACCTATCGACCAAGCAGGCCGGCCAGCGGGTGCGGTTTGCCAGACGGTACGCCCTTGGACCTGCGTGCAGCCTTCTTCGGCTTGGCGACGCGACGGTCGGCCAGGCACTCGAGGAGGTAATGCTCGGGGTACGGTATCGCCCCACCCTGCCCAGCCCAACGCTCGAGCGAACGCACGCTGCACCCGAGGCGCTGTGCTACCGCTGCGTAACTGAGGCCCGTCCTCTGGATCAGGGCGCGAGTGTGAGCGCTGCTCGAGTCGTAGCCTTGGCTGGCGTCAGGCTTGTTCATCGGCGGCCTCCTCGCGCACACGTGAGGTGGGCACCAACGGTTTACCTGTGTCGGCGCGCGCCGGGGCGAGCGGCATCACCATCGGAATCCCGTCAAAGAGTCGGGCGCCGTTGGTCAAAGCTCCAATGAAATCAAGGTCGTCGGCATCCTGTAGCGATGCGCCAAGGGTGGTCTTACTCATGGCGAGCTGCCTCCGCTACCCGGTCCAAGAGGGCCGGATGAACCACCACGGTGTCAGGAGAGGACAGCAAACCCACCCGGTGGGAAGCCACCATGTAGAGACACGGCACCTGCCTGGTACCGAACCGCTTGAGCCACTTCTTGCTGATGCGTCGGTGGTAGGTGGGCGAGTGCTTCCCCTTCACGTGCGGACGGACTGGCTCGGTCTTCGTCGCCATGGGGGACACCAGCACCGGCATGCCCATGTACGTGAGCTGCGGCTCGGCCATCACAGCGCCCCCCTGTAGCTGGGCAGGGCCGCATGCAGATCCCTGTAGGCCTTGTCGCGTGCGGGGCCGCTGCCGTTGCTGGCGAGGTAGACCTTGGCCTGCTCGGCGGCCAGGGCCAGACGGTCGGCATCGTCGATGGCATTGCGGACCAACTGGGTAGCGGGTGCATCTGCACCGTGGGCCTTGGCCATCCCGTTGAGCATCGCCTGCAGCACCCCACGGATGGATACAGGGGAGGTGTCCGCCTCGGATGCGGACGGCGATGCGGACGGATTCGGGACGCCATTGAGATCAGCCAGCAAGCGCTGGGCATGTGGCAGTAGTTCATCGCCGTGCACCTCGGCACACACGATGCCGCCAGGGGAGGTGATCCTGTGCGTGGCGCGGCCGAGCGAGGCGTATGGCTTGGTGGTGAGCCTGTAGTGGCCGCTCATCGGGTCTTCCTTTCCGGCAGCGGGCCGGCGTAGTGGGTGATCGGAATAGCGCGCATGCCATCGCGCCACTGGGTGAGGCCTTGGCTGGCGTACCTGACAATGGGCTTCTGCCCGTAGCCCCACGTCACGTACCAGCCACCCTCGGGCACGGGCTGGGCCGCCTCGTACAGCGGCAGGTTGATCTCGCGGTCCATCAGCTCACCTCCACATGGCGCCGCAGCGCCTGCTGTCGCCGGCGGCGGGTCACCGGGATCTGGCCCACGGCTTGGTGCGTGTGCGTTGGGCGACGCGGGCGAGTGGTCCAGAGGTGGTACAGCAGCGCGCCGGCAGCGGCCGGGCCGATCACCACCACGATCAGCAGCAGGGCCGACTCAACCATGGCCGGCCTCCTTTGCTGGGTTCACCTGGTGCTGGTAGTGATCGTGGGCGCGGGCCAGCTCCGACCGCAGGTAGTTGAGCCACCACGCAGTGTCACCGCCGCCCACGTCGCTCAGCAGGCCGGCGTCATAGCGCTCAAGGAAGATGGCTTGAGCGGGCGGGGCGGCGCCCTCGAACCCCAGTGCGCGGTAGAGCTCCCCGTGTCCCTGCGCACGAAGTCCTGCGTACTCATTCAGCAGCGGCAGTGCCGCCTGTACGGCGGTGGTCAGATTCCGGCGTAGCGTGGTGCCGGTTACCTCGCGGAACCCACCCTCCTCGAGGTCTGAGGCGATGGCGTTGACGAAGCGCTCGAGGTTCGAACCGTTCATGGCTCACCTGCCTTCGTGATCTGTGCTTCGACCCATTCACGCATCCGGGTCCACCGGGCCTCGGGCGTCTCTTTGTCCCTGCGCCACTCACCATCATCGTTCTCGTGGACGATCTCCGCCGCCATCGCCTCCGCGATCCCGAAGGCTTGGCTCACTGCGGCGCGGTCGGTTGGATCCAGCCCGGTCATGTCCAGGCCACGCTTGGCGCCGATGACACCAAGCGTGCAGTGGCAGCCGCTGGCATCCTGCAGCTCCTCGGCAATGAGGCGCTTCTCGGGCATCGCGTCCAGCGCGTCTCGCAGCTCGATCAGGAACTGCTGCCCGCGCCTGCCCCGCAACGCCGACGCAACGGCGCCGCGCCAGCAGATCAGCGGCCAAGTGTCGCAGTCGTCGCTGTATCCGCTGCGGCTCATGCGGCACCGCCTTTGACGCGGGCGAGGGCACGCTGGCATCGAGGACAGGTCACAGGATGCGATTCGCAGGCGGTCCAGCCCACGGAGCGGCGGCCAGGTGCTGCTCCGCACAGAGCCTTGCCGGTAGGTTCAACGAATCCACCATGGCGCCGCACCTGCGCGGACGGGATCGCGTGCAGGTTGGTGCCCTGTCCGCGCTCAAGCCCGTTCGAGCATCGGCCGGCGAGCTTCGCCGCCAGCACATCGACAGGGGCGCTCATGCAGCACCGCCTTGGGCTGCAACGCCCGCCTTGGCCACCTCGTAATCGCTGATGCGCTTGACCATGCTCTCGAGCGATTCGAGCTGATGGGCCACGAGCTGGTAGCAGTGCCGGCCGATACGCACGTAGCGGTGGTACAGGCCGCCGCTGTAGGGCTCGCGTGGGGTAAACGTCTCGATGTTCTCCACGTCCAGCACCAGGTGCCGGGCTGGCTGCATCACGCTGAGCTGGTCCGCCCAGCGCTGCGAGCTGATCTCCTGCACGTCAATGTCGACGCCAGCAGCACCGGCGCGCAGCAGCTCCAACTCCGGTGAATGGGCCACTTCGAAGGCGCGGAACGGTGCAACGTCGCCTTCACGGTGGGATTGATCGATGGCTCGTGCCAAGCCGGCCTCAAGGTTGGCCAGCCTGGTCGCCTGAGCGAGCGTCAACGCGGGAGGGTGTCGCATGTTGAACCTCATGGGCGTGTGTTGGTGGGTCCGGGCCAGTGCCCGGCGAGGTGAAGCGATCCCGGCGTCGCCGGGCGGTGGTGGTGGGGGCGTCATCGGGCCTCTCCTATGGCCCAGCCGAGCACGAAGCCCAAGCCAAGGCCGATCAGGCCGAACACCGCGGCCATCTCCCACACGTACCGTGTGATCCAGGTCGCAGGCTTCGTGTCGTCGGTCATCACGGATCCCCGTGGGAGGCGCGGAACGCGTCGATGGCATCAACGAGGTTGCCGGCCGCATCGCATTCGTCCCCGTCGTCGCCGCCATCGGGGTCGTGCAGCACTTCATGCAAGCGGTCGCGTGCCGCCATGATCGTCTGCCAATTGTCGTCACCCATGTTCAGGTGCTCACACAGGTCATCGATGCCTTCGTCATCCAGTGAGGTGAGGTCACCGTTGCCGCCGGTCGCGATGTCGTGGATCTCTTCGCTACGGTTGTCGGGGTTGCCTTGGCCATGCTGCTGGTAGTAGCGCAGCGCGGCGAGGATGGTGGCGGATTCCTCCGCATGCAGGTAGACGGCGATGCCCATCACAGCACCTCCCCGAGCGCGTCAGCAAGGTCACCGGCGCCAGTCAGCGCGTTACCCAGGTTGGTCGTGTAGTCGCTCACCACATCCCAGCCATCGTTGCCGTAGACAAGGTGGACCCAGCCCGCGCGGGTCATCTTGGGCGCATACGCCGGGCCTTCGACGTTCAGCAGATACAGGCGGTCCTCATCGGTCTGCATGATCGCCGCCATGACCGTGCCCGCGTCGCGGGTGCCGGTCACCGAGAGTTCTTCACCGTTGTGAACCTGGATGGCGTAGCCCTCAGAGATCAGGTCCGAGACAGCCTTCCGGATCACTGCGCGCTCGATCAGGATCCGCTCACGGATCTGATACTTCCCCGCTGCCGTCAGATCGTGCTCTGCCATGAAGGCGGCGTCGTCGGCATGCTGGAAGTGATTGGTGGTGGCCTGTGAGCGGATGCTCGCCAGCAGTTCCGCAGCGGCAGTGGAGGGAACCTCATGGTTCGACATGTTAAACCTCATGGTCTGTTAAAACCCGCCTCCGTGGCGGGCTTGCTGCGCAGACTACGCCGCCATTTTGGCGGTGTCAACATGTTGAACCTAAATTTTTCTACCCCGCCCGCATTCAGTCATCGCGGAGCTTTGCATTCACCATGCGCGCCCCTCTGTGCTCGAGTTCCCGCAACAATGCCAAAGCGCCCTCATGCAGAGGATTCAACTCGTCGCGAAAGGTCGCCTCCCGGATCTGCACAGCCTTGGCCCGGCGATGCTTTCCCCAGGGCTGCACGCCTGTGCCCTCGCAGTCCTCGCACAAATGCCACTCGAAACCGACCACCTTGCCCTCCTGCAATACCGGCTTGGCTACCTCACCTGGTCGGCCAAAATCCCGACACACCGGGCAGTGGTGCGGGTTTCTGTACTCATCAATGACCGCCCTCGCCCATCGTTGAAGAAACACAGGCTCGCCCACCTTTGCGAGGGTCTTGGGCGCCAGCACCTTGCGAGCGCGCCCGGACAGTGCCCGTGCCAGTAGCGATGCGATGCCAAGGAATGCCTGTGTTTCGCTGGGCTTCTCCACCGGCATTCGCTCGATGTAGAAGCGGGGCTTGCCGTCGACTGGTGGCAGTGGTCGCTTCACCTCTCGATGGCCTACCACGCGCATGGGCCCTTCGACTCTCGCGGGCCACCACCGCAGGCACAGCACATCCACTGCCAGTGCTTTCCGGTGGTCGCCGCCGGCAACCGCCAACGCGTTCGCGATGTCGATGGCGGTCAGTTCCGGCTGGCCCGTACCGCGTGACCCGGCCACCTGCAGCGGCAAGCTGCGTGGGCTGAGCCTCGCCATGGTCTTTCCGACATTCCTGCTCACGCCGCCTCTCCCGTCAGCAGCGCCGTCTGGCGTGCAATGAGGTAGTCGTCGCTTCCGAATGTCTCGTGGAACGTGCGTGACCCTTCGGCCAGACTGGGACCGAAATGCTCGCGCATCCGCGCGTGCGTCCAACCGTCCACTTCGATGCGCCCGCGATGATGCCATAGACATCCGGCGTAGCCGTGCGCATGGCTGATGCGGATGTTCCCCGACTTCACGTGGTTGTAGTCGCTGCAGGTGGCCACGTGCTCAAACGGCATGCGCCCCATTTCCGCCCAGATCAAGCACGGGATGCACACCGTCACCTTCGACTCATCAACCCGTGCTGCCTCCGACTTTCTCATCGCCCTGTTCCCAGGGCGCCGCTTCTTCTTGAAATTCCGCATGATCCCCACTCGCTATAGGTGCCGCATGTTAAACCTCGAGGGCTAAATAAAAGAGCAGCTCCTCCCGTGCTGCCAACCAGCCTTCGCATACCACTGCCCGATACCCCTGTTGCTGCAACCTGGTCAGCCAGCTTCGCTGCGCTGCTGAGACCTCGGGCTTTCTCCCCAGGTCCGTTCGCGTCGCCTTCAACTCGATGCGTAGACCGTGATACTCGCCCCGCGCCACATCGAGAACCAGATCGGGGTAGCCGGCGCGAACGCCTTGTGCTTTCAACCTGGCCGCCTCGAGCTTCCCTCGCCGTCCGCCGTTCGGAACGTGCATCAGGTACTGCAGGTCAGGTAACTGCGCGCTCGCTGCCGCGACCCAATCGAACAACGCTTTCTGATGCGCATCTTCCGGGTGACGCGGGCGAGTGCCCGCGCCTCCTCGCATCGTGTTTCCACCGATCAACTGCTGATCTCCAACGCGGTAGCGGCTGCGCGGATACGCCCCGCGATGCGCTCATTGCTCGATGCCGCGCTGACCGTGCACACGAAGCCAGGCGCTGTCAGGAGCTGGCTGTAGTCAGGGTGGTCCGGGCCCACGGCCTCCAACATTCCATCCGCGTCAATCGTCACCACCATGGGCGCTCCGCCCCCAAGATCCGCAGCGGTGCGGGCGAGGTTGGCCGCGACCAGCCAGATATTGCCGAGCTTGAACGATGGTGGGTGCTCAATTGCGTTGTTCATACGGTACTACCCCTGTCTGTTGGTTCCTTGGAATTTGCCGTGCGCAGTGGCACCGACCGAGCAGTGCTCAATCGGAATCACCACGCGAATCGCCGGCACGCAATAATCCATCTTTGCCCATGCTTTCAGCTTCGCTCGGCGACAGGCCAAGCGTGGCGCTGATGTCAGCAAGGTGCTTGCGCATCTGCTCTCTGGTTGCCGGCTTGTGCGGCCGGCCTTTCGGCGCTTCCAATTCGCCCACCACGTGCGGCAGGGGTTCGCCCCGCATTACCGCTTCCTTCGCCACGTCGTATGCGTCACGCAGCATCCGCTCGGCATCACGTGCCGATGCAGCGCGGTAGGCATAGACATCCAGGTACCGCCAAACCGCGCGAGTGAACGCGGAGCGGAATTTGAAATGCTTCGACAGCTCGAATTTCACCCGCCCCAGGCTGGGCACGCCCAGGCACATCGCGCGGAATCGCGGAGCGGACGGCGGGAAGTCACTTCCTTCAACTCGGCAGGCCTCCAAGCCGGAATCGATCTGTTGCCGCGACATACCGGCGAGGGTCAGCCCCCACTCACGCCCGGCCGATGACCGAGGATTGGCGCCGTAATCGCGCTCCCAGGTTGCGCCGTACAGGCCGCCCATCCGGAGCCACAGGTAGTCAACGAGGTCATTCGATACGGTCGGCGCGGCCTTCGATGTAGCCGTCTGCGCCCCAGCCTCGCTGCTGATCTCCTTCGCGTCCCGCGCGAACTGCCGCCTCGATCCGTTCGACGGCACTACCTCTCCGATTCGTTGCATGGCTCACTCCCTGTGGAGGTGGATTCTGGCGTTCGGCGTTCTCACGCCGTGCGATAGCGACTACGTAGGTCGCGGGCTTCCCGCGGCACTCAGCCCACCCGGCGATTTCCAGAACGTGCTCGACCGTGACACCTTCGGCAGCCGCTGCAATCAGGTCGGGCGTGTAGCTGGTGCATCGGAAGCCAAGCCGGTTGAGCGCGATGGCCATCGGCGCCGCAGGGCTCAGAACGGGCGCCTGGTCTTCCGCATGCCCTTCGAAGTAGCCCTCGCGTGGCGGTGGTGGCGGTGGATCGTCCAGCCCCCCAAGGGGTAGCTGGTTACCATCTGGAGTAGAAGAATCTCCTCTCCTCTTTTCTCCTCTGGTCCGCTTCCCGTCCGCACCGCCTGCGGACTCTCTCCGCTCCGCGCGCTTCCGGTCCGCGTCCTGCGCCCGACGCCGGGCCGATGCGCCGTTGTGCGTGTCGAACTCAGGCAGCACAAGGCATCCCGGCTTGCTGTCGTCCAGCCAACGGACATCCAACATGGCACCAGCCATGCCGGGTAGGCCGATCAGCTCGTCCACCAGCTCCAACGTGTAGCCCTCAAGCACGCCATCGGTGGTGTGCTCGTCAAACAGGCACCACACCGCATGCAGCCCGCCAACCACCCGCAATCTGTCCGTTTTCAATGCGGACGCCATGCGGACAACCTTGGGATGCCTTCCAAGCCCGGTGCGTACCTTGATCCAGTCGCCAGCCATGTCATTCCGCTCGCACAACTGCGTGGATGTTCAGGGCCGCCAGCAGCGCGGCGAACTGGTCGATACCCTGCAGCATTCGGCCGACCGTGGCGGCCGAACACCCGAGCTGGCGCGCCACGGCACGCTGGGACACGTCGCGGACTCGGCGGCGGATCAACAATGCGTTGCTCACTGCGTTCACTTCCCCGCAACCGGGGTTCCGAGGCGGTCCTGCATCGCTTCCATGCGGGTCCGCCCCGTATCTGGGTCCAGCACTGCTGCCTGCAGGTCCGGGTGCTTTTCGAGGAGCTGCCGCGCCCGCAACTCGGGCACGAACTCGCCCCATTGCCGGATGGCCTGGCGGGTCAAGGGTGGAGAGAAGGCGCGCGCGACTTCGCCGCGATTGCCGCCGAAGTAAGCGAGCACATTTGAGGTGCGAAGGATCGTTGACATGCCGGAAAGGAAAGCACGCTTGTCGCTAGGTGTCAACATGTCGCACCTTACCCGGCGTATCGTTGCTACCTATGACCACGAGCCGACCCCTGCGCACCGCTGCGCCGTCGAATCCCCGCACCCAAGGGGAACGCATACGCTTCGCCCGTATCAGCGCCAACCTGTCCCAGGAGCAACTGGGCATGCAGGTGAACAAGGCAGGCGGGTCCAGCGTTACGAAGTCGCTGGTCAGCCAGTGGGAACGCGACGGCGTGAAGAACCCCACCAACGACAACCTGTTCGCCATCGAGGCGGTTACTGGCTTCTCTGCCCAGTGGATTTCCAGCGGTCGCGGACCGCAGAAGGCAAAGGTTGCCTCCACCGTTCGACTTGATACGCATGCGCTCGAGCGCGCGCTCGCCGCCGCGCTGCCGGACAACGGCAGGCACGCCGACCTGGCCCAGGTGGTGGCCGGCCTGTATGACGTGTTGATGGACACCCCGGACGTATCCGACAAGACCCTCGCCAGCTTCGCCTCGGCACTGGCGCGCCGGATCTGATCTAGAAAAATCGAGCCGGGGGGTTGACGCCTCGGCGGAAAGCTGTATTGTCGCAGGTGTCACATGTTGAACCTTGCGAACCATGACGCCACCAATCGACGGCGCTCGTCTCATTCCTGACGAGGCGCCAAGCACGTACTACGCACGTAGCCTGGACGTGGCCAACCACACCGGCCTGTGCCATATCGGGCGCTCCCCCGCCCACTTCCGGTACTGGGTGGAAAACCCTCAGTCCGATGCTGACACCAAGGACTTCGCGTTCGGTAGAGCGTTCCATTGCGCGACGCTCGAGCCTGACGTGTTCAGTCGTACCTATGCGGTAATCCCTGCAGGTGCACCCGCCCGCCCCACTTCGCGGCAACTCAACGCGAAATCCCCAGGTCGCGAAAGCCGCGCTGCGCTCGACTGGTGGGCGATGTTTCTCGCCGGCCACGAAGGCCGCACGTTGGTCAGCGTTGATGACTACGACCGCTGCCAGCGCATGGCCGAGAGCATTCGCTCGCACTCGGATGAAGTGGCGGGCCTGCTGGTTGGCGGGATTCGCGAGGCGACATTGCGATGGCAGGACGATGACACCGGCCTCGCGTGCAAGGCGCGTATCGACAACTACGAGCCAGGCCTGTTCATGCTCGACCTCAAGAAGACCCGTGACGCCAGCGAGGAGGCCTTTGCACGCTCCATCGCCAACTATCAGTACGACCAACAGGCCGCTCACTACTGCGCGGGAGGTTCCGCATGCGGCACCCCAGTGAAGCATTTCATCTTCCTGGCCTGCGAAGACACTCCGCCGTACGTGTGCCAGCCCTACTACCTGGATCCCATGGCCGAGCAGCGCGGCATGGGGTTGCGTAGGCGGCGTATGCGCGTCCAGGCCGAGTGTCTGCGTACCGACCGCTGGCCGGGCTATGCCACCAGCTTCCGACAGATTTCCCTCCCCAGCTACGCCTACTACGGCACCGACGAGGCAGCATGACCGATTCCACACAATCCACTGCGCTTTCCCCAGCCCGTGAAGCCGCCAGCATCGAACGTGGTTTGGCCATGGACGCCACCAGCTTCGAAGGTGTGCACACCGTCTTCAGTCACGGAAACGCCTTCAACTTGGCCGTGAAGATGGCAAGCATGTTGTCGGATTCCACGGTGATCCCGGCCCCGTATCAGGGCAATCCCTCAAACTGTCTGATCGCCATCGACTACGCCGCACGTCTGCGCGTGTCGCCGGTGATGCTGATGCAGAACATGGACGTGGTGAAGGGCCGGCCAGGCCTGCGCGGCGCATTCCTGATCGGCCTCATCAACGCGTGCCCACTGTTCAGTCGCATCAAGTTCGAGTGGCGCTGCTCCCCCGACGATGGCACCGGGCAGCCTACTGGCGACTACGGCTGCCGCGCCTACGCCACCGAGATCGAAACGGGCGATGTCCTGCAGGGCACGTGGGTGGACTGGGCGATGGTCATCGGCGAAGGCTGGGACCGCGACAACGGCAGCCAGAAGTCGAAGTGGAACACGCTCCGCGACCAGATGTTCCAGTATCGCGCGGCTTCCTTCTGGTCCCGCACGAACGCCAGCGACGTAACGCTCGGTCTGCACACGGTCGAGGAGCTGGATTATCTCGAGAATGCTCCGGGCTACGCTCGCGAGTCCCCCTCTGCTGTCATCGAGCACGACCACGACCGGGGCATGCCCAGCCTGATGGATGAACTTGCGGATCGTGCACGCAGCGCTGCCGCGCACATTGATCTTGCGGAGCCGAGATCGCCCGCCGAAGACGAGTCTTCTGCGCCTCCGGCCAACACGGCGCCAACCAAAGACGCACAGCCGAAAGCGCGCAGCGGACGCCGAATCATTGAGTAACCGCGCCCGTAAGGTTTCACATATCCAACCTACAGAATGCAGGAGCAATTATGCGTATCACCGGAATTACCGTATCCAACTTCCTTGGCCTTCCCCACTTTCAGCACGCGCTGACTGAGCCTGTCTTGTTCGTCGCTGGCGGGAATGGCGATGGCAAGTCCAGCTTGCTGCAGGCCGTCCGCTTCGCCTTGACCGGCGCAATGCCCCGAGGCGTCACCAGAGTTGCGGACCGCAACCTGCTGCTGACCGAGGGTGCCAGCAAAGGCTACGTCCAGGTGGAGGTCGACGGAAACCCGCTGCGCCGCACCGTGTCCACGGCAAAGCTCACGGGCGAAGCTCCGGAATGCCCGCACCTCGACCTCTGCCTCGAGGCATCACAGTTCGCAAGACTGGATGACAAGGATCGTCGGAAGTTGCTCTTTGCCATCGCCGGTGTAAAGGCGAATGGCGAGGCTGTCTCCGAGCAGATGAAGGCCCAAGGCATTCGCGCTGACATCATCCAAGACCTGTTGCCACGTCTGCGCGCCGGGTTCGAAGCGGCGGCAGCCCACGCTCGGGACAAGGCCACTGAGGCGCGCGGCGCTTGGCGCGCGGTGAGCGGTGAGAACTACGGTTCCACCAAGGCGGAGGGCTGGGCCGCAACGGTTGAGGTCGAGGAGCCCGACCAGGTAGCCATTGACGAGCACGCCGCTGCCATCGCTGATCTCCGGGCGCGCGTGGCTCCGCTGCACGCAGCGATTGCCAAAGTTGAAGCCATGCTGCCACCGGACAAGATGGCAGAGTTGCAGGCGCAGTCCGATGGTCAGGGCAAAGCAGAGGGCGACCTCGCAATGGCCCAGCAGGTGTACGACGATGCGGCGGCGGCGGTCGCAAAGCTGCAGGTACAACTGCAGCCCGGTGCCACTGGCGGCGTCCCATGCCCATGCTGCGGAAAGTCGATTCGGATCGATGGGCAGCGCCTCGTCGTCGCCACCGAATCCGACGGCACCGACGTGCAGAAGGTGCGCAACGATCTTGCCGCCGCCAAGGTGCGGGCCCATGACGCCAACACGCAACTGCAGGTTGCTCGCCGGGCACTCGCCTGCGCACAGGCCGCAGCGTCCACGCTGGCCAACCTTCCCGAAGCTCCCACCGACGAGGAACTGCGCGCACCGGATCTGCTGGCTGATGTGAATCAGTTGCTGCAGCAGCACGAGCGCGCACATCGCGCCCTCCTCGATGCTCGCGCACAGCACGAGCGTGCGAAGCACCGCACTGAACAGGCCGCGCGCCATCACCGTGATGCGGCCGCATGGAAGTCGGCCGAGGAGAACCTGGCACCCGAGGGCATTCCCTCGATCCTGCTGGCTCGAGCGCTGGACCCGGTGAACGCCAATCTTGCCGCCGCCGCTTCCGTCGCCGGCTGGCGACCCGCAGCCGTCACCCGCGACATCACCCTGACCTACGGCGGCCGCCCCTACGCGCTGGTTTCCGAATCTGAGCAGTGGCGAGCTGACGCCATGTTCGCAGCCGCCATCGCACAGCTCGCCGGTGCACGCATCCTGATGCTCGACCGCTTCGACGTGCTTTCACCGCTGGCGCGCGGGGATGCACTTGATTGGATGGATCACCTGGTAGCGGAAGGCCATGTCGACACAGTGATCGTCGCAGGCACCTTGAAGGAACGCCCCGACCTGGGCGAAGGCGTGGATGTTGTCTGGCTCGGCGCAGCCGCATAACCCCTTCCTGCGCACACGAGGTATCACATGCGAAACCACGAACCGGCGTGCCGACAGCTTGCGATTGATTTCACGCCTGCGCTCGAACGCGCACAGCTCGGAATGGAGCGCGCGGTCAACCACGCCAACCGGGTTGAAAGCGAGTGGAGCGGACAGGCACTGGGATTGCTGGTCGCGTTCGCCCGCCAGCACGCCGAGCCTTTCCTCATCGAAGAGGCGAGGCGCTGGGCAGAAGCAAATGGGCTGCCGCCGCCACCAGACGCACGGAGCTGGGGCGCCGTGACTAAACGCGCATCGATCAAGAAGCGCATCGAGAAGGCCGGCGCAGCCCCGGCGGCCTCATCCAACTGTTCCCTCAAACCCCTTTGGCGCTTCCGCGCCTGATTGGAGATCAACGATGTCCCTGATTTTCTTCTACGACACTGAAACCACCGGCCTCCCAGCTTTCAGCGAACCGTCCGACGCTCCCCACCAGCCGCACTTGGTGCAGGTCGCCGCATCGCTGGTGGATGCGACCACGCGCAAAGTGATCTCGTCCATCGATGTGCTCGTGAAGCCCGACGGCTGGACCATCCCCGAGGAAGTAACTCGCATTCACGGGATCACCAACGAGCAGGCCGAGCAGTGTGGCCTTGACGAAAGCCTTGTGACCGAGCTGGTGCTCGACATGTGGCGGTTGTCGGATGTCCGTATTGGCCATGTCGAATCTTTCGACGCCCGGATCCTCCGCATCGCATTGAAGCGCTATGCGACCGCAGAAGTCGCGGACGAATGGAAGGCAGGCACCGCGCAGTGCACTGCCAAGGCGGCCAAGGCGCTGATGGGCATGACCAAGAATCCGAAGCTGATCGACGCGCACAGGCATTTCCTGGGGCGCGAGTTCGACGGCGCTCACACAGCTCACGCCGACATGGTGGCGTGCCGTGAAATCCACTGGGCCATGGCCGACCACGAAAACGCCTGACGCGGCGAGAAGGAGAATCACATGTTCTTTCGCAATTTGACCATGTTCCGCGCGCCGCAGATCACGATGTTCGAGCTGCAGGATGGCCTCGAGGCATCCGCCCTCAAGCCGGTCGGACCGCTGGAATACAACTCCGCAGGCTTCGTGTCGCCTTTCGGCCGCGGTGATGGCGAGCCGCTTTCCCACGAGGTCGCTGGGGCGCTGTGGCTGACCATCGGCGAAGAAGAGAAGATCCTTCCGGCCGCCGTCATCCATCAGATGCTCGAGCGCAAGCTGGCCGAAATCGAGGAAGGCGAGGGGCGCCGACCAGGTGGTCGCGAGCGGAAGCGTATCAAGGACGATCTGCTACACGAGCTGCTGCCCAAAGCATTCGTGACCTATCGGCGGAACGACATGTACCTCGACCACGCGCGCGGCGTGGTGTTTGTCGACACGTCCAGCCGCAAGACCGGCGAAAACATGATGTCCGCCATCCGGGGCGCACTCGGTTCCTTCCCTGCCATGCCGGTCAACGCGGAGGTGTCCCCCCGTGCCGTTCTGACGGGCTGGATCGCCGGCGAGCCGTTGCCCGAAGGGATGAGCCTCGGCGAGGAAGCGGAGCTGCGTGATCCCGTACAGGGCGGCGCAGTGGTGAAGTGCAACAACCAGGAGCTGCGCTGCGAAGAGATCGACAAGCATCTGGACGCCGGAAAGCAGGTCACGAAACTGGGGCTCGTGTTCAGGGATCGGCTGTCGTTCCTCCTCGGTGAGGATCTGACCGTTCGCAAGCTGCGCTTCCTCGAGGGGGCTGTAGATCAGCTCGATGTCACTGACGTGGACAGCCGACGAGCCGAGATCGATGCCCGGTTCGTGCTGCAGGTCGGTGAGGTCGGCGCACTGTTCGACGCCCTCGAGCAGGCATTCCGCCTGACCCGCTACGTCTGATACGCCGGCCGCGCCGGCGGCCGGCTCCATGGAATTTGGAGAACCCACATGCTCATCCTCACGCGCCGCCCCGGCGAGTCCATCGTCATCGGCGAGAACATCCGCATCGTTGTTGCCGAAATCAGGAACGGCCAGGTCCGCCTGGCGTTCGACGCACCGGCAAAAATCGAGATCGATCGCACCGAGATCCGAGCCAAGAAGGAGGCAGCACGATGAACGCTGCCAACCTCATCGATGCGTTGCTTGCCCGTCCGCAAGCGCGTTGGTTCCGAGACACGGCGAGCGGCGGATCGGCCCTTGCTACCGGGGTCGTCGTCGCACCGCAAGAGCTGCAGACGTTGCAGGCTGCACTCGCCGCCCGCCAGCCGGTGGAGCAGGAGCTGTGGTGCCTGCATGTCCTTGGCATGGATGACGTGCATCCTGCACCGAGCAAGGCTCATGCAGAGAAAGCCGCCGCGTGGCACAACGAGCAGTTCAAGGACCATGCTACGCGCCTTGGTATCAGTATCGAGGCCAGGGTAGTGCCGTGGCCGCATAGTGCAGAGTCGCACGCTGCCGGGCTGGCCGAATTCATCCCGGATTGGCTGATCCCTCAGTGGCAGTTGGACGCGCTTGAAGCGAACGCCAAGCAGCCCGCGCAGGCTGTGGACTCGGGGCAGACCTTCCAGGCTGGCGTGGCCGAATGGATGGGCCAGTGCTTCCTTCCGTCGCTCTACAGCGACATGACCGAGCGCGGCGACCGACTTCTGGAGGAGGTGTTGGAGCTGCTGCAGGCCCACGGCTACGACAAGGCGCGCGTGCCCACGCTGGTCGACTACGTGTTTGGTCGCCCGGTCGGCGATCCGGCGCAGGAAGTCGGCGGTGTCATGGTCACCCTGGCCGGCTACTGCTGGGTGGCGGGCCTGGACATGCACGCTGCAGGGGACGCGGAGCTGGCTCGCATCAACCAGCCCCACGTGATGGCGAAGATCCGCGCCAAGCAGGAGGCGAAGAACGCCCTGCACTTCGACACGCCGCTGCCAGGCAATGCCGCCGCGCCCGCGCAGCTCGTGGGCCCAGGGCAGATGCCGCACGGTATCCACCTGGTCGAGATCCCACGTCGCAATGGGCTCGATCCGATCAACGTTTTCGTGCAGGACTACGAGCTGGGGCGTGGCCGAATCGTGGTGACCTGCTACGGGCAGGCATGGTGCGGGTTCTGGGGCGCTATGGGCGACCGCACGGTGATGCAGTTCGTTGCCGCGTGCGATGCCGACTACGTGGCCGGCAACATGCTCAGTGGCCGGCATGAGCACGTGAAGAAGCATGAGCGCACCTACGTGGAGCGCATCGCAACCGAGGTTATCGCCGAGTTTCGCGCCCTGATCGGCAGCCAGGCGGTGGGCAATGGCCCGTCGGGGGTGACGGCATGATCGGTGCATGCGAAGTCCTGAGCCACGATCCGTCGATCCCAACGCGTTCGCGGGAGCACCACCCGGCCGAGCACGCCTACCGGGACCAATGGCACCTGCTGGTGCGCGCGCAGTGCGATGACCACTGGGATCTGGACGATGAGGAGCAGCTCGCAGGCCCTTTGGGGCACATCCTCCACAACATGCCGGTTCTGCTGACCGACCGCTATTCGCGGATCGCCGCCACCTTTGTCACCTGGCTGGGCACCAACGTGGGCGGGTCCATCATCTGGCACCTGCGGGCGAAGGGCCCTACGGCCAACGTCCCGCTCTTCGACAGCAGCGTGCTCAGGAAGTGGCACGAGCAGAATCGCCGCCATTCGTTCTGTAACCATGGATTCCGGTCATCGGACTACCTGACCAGCGCAGACTGGGAAAAGCCACAGGTCTGCCGGGACGCGCTGGAAATCGAGGTGTTCGATCACTTGGCCAACTGGCTCGGCTCTGCCGACGGTCGACAGTTCGTCGCGGCTGCTGAGGCGCGGGCAGTGGCATACCGCAAGGGGCTGTCGGTCGATGAGGTACTGACGATCCAGGCTGGCGGCCGGGAGGCGGCAGCAAATGGCTGACGGCTCCCGCTCGCCCGACATCCGCGTCACGCGGACCAAGACACGCGCCCGGCCGGCCCTCATCGGCGATCTGTTCTGCGGTGCTGGTGGCCTGTCGAATGGCGCCAAGCGCGCCATGCGGCAGCTCAATCGGCCGGTGAAGCTGATCGGCGTGAATCACTGGCCGGTCGCCATCGAGACGAACCGCCGTAACCATCGGGAAGACGCTGACCGCATCCACTGCGCTGATCTGGAATCCGCCCTGCCGCTATCGCTGGTGCCCGAGGGGCGCCTCGACCTGCTCATCGCCGCGCCCTCATGCGTGTTCCATAGCAGGGCTCGCGGCGGCCGTCCTGTGCACGATCAGCAGCGCATGGATCCGTGGCACGTGGTCCGCTGGTGCACCGAGCTACGTGTCGCGCGCATCCTGGTGGAGAACGTGCCGGAGTTCATGGACTGGGGCCCGTGCAGCCTGGTTACCGGCCGGCCCATCCCGAGCCGCAAGGGCGAATACTTCCGCGCCTGGGTAGCGGCGCTGGAAGCGGTGGGCTTCAAGGTCGACTGGAAGGTGGTCTGCTGCGCCGACTATGGCGACCCGACCACCCGCCGTCGCTTCTTCCTGATCGGTCGGAGCGACGGGAAGCGCCTGACGTGGCCCGAGTTCACTCACGACCGCGTGGGCGGTACCGACCTGTTCGGCACCCGCCAGCGGTGGCGCGGTGCACGTGAGGTTATCGACTGGACCATGACCGGCAAGAGCATCTTCCACCGGAAGAAGGCGCTGAAGCCGAATACCCTTCGCCGCATCCTCGCGGGCTCCGTGAAGTACAACTGGCCCCAGCCTTACGTCGACGCCGTGCAGGCGCTCCTCGACGGCAGGCAACCGCGTCTGGTGTTCACTCGGCAAGAGGCCGTCGACCTGGGCTTGGTCCACGCCGACTCGATGCTGCTGAACCTGCGCGGCACCAGCGAGCAACACCTGCAGTCCGCTTCTCGGTCCACGGACGAGCCCGTGCCGACCCTCACGGCCGGCGGCACGCATGTGGGGCTGGTGCTGGCGACCAGCAGCGGCGGCGTAGCCCGCGACCTGGACCAGCCCTTGCCGACCATCACAACCGGTGGCGCGGGCAGCCAGCGCCCCGGTTGTGCGCGGCCGCAGTTGGTGGAACCCATCATCGTCCCGACTTCAAACACCAGCAGCGCGGGCGTGCCCCGCTCGGTGGCCGAGCCGATCCGCACGGTGACCACCGCCAAGGGCGGCGACCAGGCGGTGGCCATGCCGCTGGTGGCGCCGTACTACGGCGGGGGATCGGGACTCACCGCGTCCTCGATCGCCGAACCCGTGCCGGCGGTAACGACCAAGGCACGGTTCGGATTGGCTGAGCCGGTGCTGATGCGCGCAGGTCACGGGGACAGCGATGGCCGCGATCCTGGGAGCAGGATCCTTGACGCCAGTGATCCGGTACCGGCGCTCACTGGCTCCAACGAGGTCGCGCTCGCGGAACCCATCGTGATGCGCGGCAACGTTGGTGCGGGCCGGACACGGGACATGCGGGCCGTCAGCGAACCGCTGGCGACGATCACCACGTCGGAGTCGTTGGCACTGGCGGAGCCGTTCGCGCTGCCTGTCACGCATCACGGCGATGTCCGGACGCACGGCATGGACGAACCGCTGCCCACAATCACCGGCGCCAACCGTGGTGAGCTGGGGTTGGCACAGCCGGCCGCCGAGCTGGCCGACGAGGTGGTGATCGACATCAACTACCGGATGCTGCACTGGCGCGAACTTGCCCGCGCCACGTCGTTCGATGACGAGGGCGAGGTCTACGACTTCGCCGGTACCGCCACCGAGATCACCAAGCAGATCGGCAACGCAGTACCGAACCGCACGGCGAAGGCCCTGGTGATGAGCTTGATGAGGGAAGCGGCATGAAGTGCGACAACGAACAGGGTCCACCAGTCATTTCTGCGGTGGTGTTCGAGGGCATCACGGTGGTGGGCGCCGACGGCCGACCTGCATCGTTGGCAGTGTTGGACGCGGATGGCCGCGTGCTGGCTGCCGGTCCGGCGGTGGCGAAGGCTGCGTGGGAAGCATCGGTACTGGCCTACCGAAACTTCCTGATCGGCGAGGGCCACATGCGGGTGCTGCAGAAGCCGGGCGCGAAGAAGTGA